CTATTTGGGTAAATTGATGATGCTGTCGGGATCCTTGCCGTCCATGATAATCAACTCGCGAACTGGTTTGGGCGCACCACCCGAAATCGAGTAATTGACCGGCACTTCCACCGTTCGAAAGCCGGCAAAGATATCTCGGATAGGCCGGCAATCGTTGATAGACAGGATGAAGCGGCCAGCCAGAGAGCTCAACCTGCCTGCGATCTTCGAAAAATCGTCGCGACCGAAGACGTTGCTGCCGTAGTCTCCTTCACTGCCGTAATAGGGAGGATCGAGATAGAACAGCATTCCCGGCCGGTCGTACCGATCGATGAACGCCGACCAATCCAAGCACTCAATCACGACACCGGCGAGCCGTTCATGCACCTCCTCGAGCACCGAGCCGAGCAAATTGAGATTGAACCGCGCACCTCCGTGCGTATCAACGCCGAAGTTGCGCCCCACGACCTTGCCCCCAAACGCGAGACGCTGGAGGTAGAGAAATCGGGCGGACCGCTCCAGGTCTGTGAGCGTGTTAGGATCGCAGGAAACCAACCGCTCGAACTCTCGGCGCGAAGTGACTTGAAATTTCAGCGTTTCCATAAATTGCGGATAGTGCCGCTGAAGTATTCTGAACAGGGTTGCAACATCACCAGATCGGTCGTTGATAACCTCCATCCTGGGCGCCAACCGACGGCGAAAGAACACACCGCCCATACCGATAAACACTTCGGCGTAGCCCGAATGCGGCACCTGTTCGATCAATGCTGCTAGACGTTGGGCCAGCTGCTTTTTACCACCAATGTAGCCTGCCGGTGGCGCGACTGGCCTAACGGTTTGAAAGGAGAATTCCTCCTGCATGCTTTTGACTCTTTCGAGAATTCTGCCAGTGTCCGCGAGCCTGCAAAGGCGGCGGGTACGGCGTCTATCTCAGTGGAACGCTGATCGGGCTTTCGTGAAAGCTGGCCCGATTTTCGCAGGGCGGCAACCCTGCGACTGCCCGTCGAAGGCAGAACAAAAACCCGCCCGAGCGAACCGAGGCGAGCAATTTCATTCAGGCCTGAAGAGGCAAACAAGCGCGCCGCTGCGGCCGCGAAGCCGCTCCAATCCAATAGAAGCAGTTGCTCCCAATTGAGATGACTTTTCCAACGACGGGAGAACGGTGAAGCGTGCTTCCGGGCTGTGGACCACAATCGGCCAGCCCAGTTCATGGATGATGTTACAGGCGTACGCGATCTTAATGTAATAGGCAGCCGGCCCTGCCGGCACGCCATCCGGCACCGTTATGAGCCGGTCAAATACGTTGAAACCCTCGCGCGGATTTGGAGCGACAGTATAGTTCGCGACGGCATGGTCGACACCGAATCTGTCGCGAATGTAGCGGTAGATGCTGACCACTCGACAGGTGCGCTTTCGGTCAATTGTAAACTCGATGGTTTCCTGCTCTCCGGCTCGGACGGCGGGCTCAACGGCGCGCGACTGGATGTATGTCACCGGAGATTCCCTGTCGATCGCCGAACTGAACAACCACCACAGCACAACGGCGAATGGCGCAGCAATCAGTGCCGAAATCCAGTCGAATTCGGCGACACGAGTGGTGATCTTCATTTCACGACCTTCCCTAGGTAAGGTTGGATGAAGCCCCAGATTTGGTTGAGTGCGATGAGCAGCCCTGAGAGATAGAGGATAAATCGGGGCACGGTCTTGATGGCTTTGTTGAAAACGACCGATCGCGTGATGATGCGGAAACCGGCTTGCCACTTGTCCTCTGGTAGACCGAGGAGTTGCTTGAGCCGTTTCATCTCGATGTCGGTCATGTTGCCGACAGCGATTAGGTTTTCCCGCTCTTCCTCATTGAGGCGGGCTATCCATTCGATCGTCCGTTTGTCCACATCCCACCACCGCCGCGGCAGTTCAGAAGGATCTATCGCAGCCATGTGGCCCCCCGCCCTGTTTATAGCCCTGAGATTATCCCGACCGGCGAATGCCGGCCGGGCGCGGTTGCCGAGATCAGTTCGTGTTCTTCGGCGCCAAGAAGGTGACAAGTGCCGGCAACGCTGCGGTGACAACCGCCATCAGCACATAGGCGTACCAAGGCGAACCGTCCGGAAGGACAACCGCCCCCGTACCGCCACCTGCAACCGCTCCGCCGACGCCGGCGGCAATAGCTTTAGAAATCTGACCCATGAGACCTTTTCCTTTCCGGGGTTTTGAGTTGGGAACCAGCCGCCGTTCAGCCGCCGGCCTCGCGCAAGGCGATGGTGATGGTCGCGTAAGCGGCAGCCGCGGCGACAAGGATCGTGGAAGTCGTCTGGCCTGATGGATTGGCGCAAATCGGTTGCAGCGCTGACCAGGCTGCGCTTTCCTTGCGGACAGTTTTTTCCGAGATGGTGCCCGCAGCCGACGCAGCGATGAACGCCACATGGGCAGTGGTCGCGGCCGAACACACCTGCGGCAGGTTCTTCTGAATGGCAGAGTCGATTGAAGTCGTCTGGCAACCGGCGAGCGCAAGCATCGCCGCCGCCACAAAAAGCAGCACGCGCATGTGAAAGTGTCCTTCGATGTTTGAGGGGTGCCCGGCTCCCCCGGCCGGGCTCGGGTTATAGGGCGTCAGGAAGCCTTGGCGGCCTTTTCGAATGTCAGTTCATAGACCTCGCCGATCTCGAACTGTTCGATAGCGGAGGGATTGGTGATGGTGATCGAGAGATCGCCGGAAGGCGTGTACTTCGACCAGTCGCCATTGCCCTCAGGCAAGCCTTTCAGATAGGAGCCAAACGCAGCACCCATCTTCACCTCCACATTTACGGACGATGCATCGCCAGTGGTGCGGTGGTTGATTTCCTTGACGTAGAACATTGCTCGGACCGTCATCGGTCTTCTCCTTTGTTGAAACCGGCAAAACCCGGCCGGCCCGGGATCCTTTCAGGAGAGCAACTCCTTCGTGGCCGTGCGGAACGCGTCGCCGCAGGCAGTGGCGCCGTGCACGGTGGGATCGAAGGCGAGACGTGTTATGTCCCACTTGCCACGCTGCTTGATGCCAAGAGTGCCTTGCACCTCGGCGTGGGAAAGCACCGTCTTTGTGGTGACGGCGATGCCATATCGCCTGCACAGTTCCGCCAAGACCTTGGGCAGGGTCTCCCACTGAGCTCGCTTCATCGGCGCGCTACCGGCCGCGAAGGGGCTTTCGATCGCGCCGGCCATGCAACAGAGCGAAACGCCGATCGACCCACTGTTGCAGCCAAGCGTGTGGGCGGCATAACCCTTGCGAACCGGCGCTTGGTTCAAGTCGATCGAGGGCGTCCCTCGCACAAGCCTGCCGTCATCCTCGATCAGAATATGATAGTGCGACCGATCAAGTCCGGATGCCTTATGCGCACCGGCCGTCCAATGGACGATGATGCGCTGCATCTTCGCGGCAGGCATCCAATCTGCTGGCACTAGACCTCCAGTCGGACCAGGAGCCACCACAACAGCACCGAACAGCGCTGCCGACGTCTTCGGCCCAACTATGCCATCGGTCGTCAGGTTGCGTGCCCTTTGAAACTGCTTCACAGCTTCCGTTGTGCGGTCACCGAAGATGCCGTCGAGTGCGCCTGGCTGATAGCCAAGCGCCACCAGTCGGCGCTGAATATCCAGCGTCGTTGCCATGTCTTTGCCTTTGCGTTGTGGGTGTTACTGGCGCCCGATTCCGTAGCCGGGGGTCGGCGCCGGGATCGACGGCACCGGGGGAGCCGATGGCGGCTTTATCGCGGTGTCTAAACCGGACGCACCTGCGGCATTGGACGAACTGGAAGAGCTACCGGTATCGGCGTTCTTCTTGGCCGATTTCACCGGCTTCAGTTTTGCCTCGATCTCCGTGACGTAGCCGGCTTTTGAAAGGCGGTGCGTCGCCGTTTCGATGATGAATTCGAGTTCGTCGACACCAGGCCGGACGTTGTCGTAGCGGAATGGAGCTCCGGCCCTGATGCTGGGATCGCCAAAGACCATGACGCTGGTGCGGATCGTTTCCGCCTTCAAGTGTTTCGCCTTCGACTTGGCCGCCTTCTTGGCCTCGCCTTCATCTGCGAACGGTTCGGGAAGAGTGTAATCTGCAGTCCCTTCGTCATCGCTCTCGACCTCGAACTCGACGAGTTTCGCCTTGTTCCGGTCCTGGATGCGGCCCTTCACTTTCTTGAACTTGTTCCGGTGCGCGAAGTTCACCCTGCAGGTACCCTCCACAATGTTGGCGCGAGACGCGACAACAGCTGTCAAGTCTTTGCCCGATGCAGACTTGCCGCTGCCTTTGGCTGCAAAGATCAGCTTGCCATCCTTGATGGAGAACAGCGCATCGTGCCGTCGCGCCAAGCGTTCGACGACATGAAGGTCGCTCTCGTCCTGCTGGCCGAACCATTCGTATTTGTGCGAACCCACCTCATCATCGATCATGGGAGACAGGCCGTTCTCGCCGGCAATCTGCGTGACGATCTCCTTGACCGTCTTTTTGTCCCAATGCCTTGATCGATGCTGCTTCGCCTTGTCGCGAACGTTGGCGCCCTTGCCATTGATGGTCATCGCGTAAGGCAGGCACCGGACTTCCGGATCGTCGATCGTATAGGTGCCGAAATCGGCCATGCCGGTTTCAAGATAGCCGAGGGATACCGAGAGCTTGTCGCCCTTCTTCGGGATATCTGCGAAGGGATTGCTGTCGTTCAACTCACACGAGATCGTGTCCGAGGTTACCCCCTCCTTGTCGACTATCGTTACAGAGATCAGCCGCTCGTTGAAGATAGACGCAACGGCTTTCCCATTGACTTTTATTTCAGCGCGGGGCGTTTTCACGTTGAACTCCGGCAACAGGAGGTGGAGGAATGGTAACCAGGTCGACAGAAGAACAAGGCGTGTCACTTCGTACCGACAACATCGAAGGCGACAGAATCGTGCCCGCGACTGACTGGATTACGTGGGCCGTTGCTATACTTGGGCTGTTTTTCGGCCGAACTACGGACACTGCCGGTATTGTATGGCTCGTAGCCGGCATCGGTTCGCTAATACTGGCGCTGCTATTCACCTTCTTTTTCAAGAAGGTACAGGTTCTGAAGCACGGAAAGTGGGAAACCCTGAAATCGCTGGCGTCACCATCGCAAGCAGCGGAAATTGTAAGCCGCCTGCGAACCGCTAGTCCCAAAGACTGACCACCGGAACCACCTCGGATGCCGCCACGAGATCCGGCAATTTAATTACGGTACCGACCGGCAGCGGCACGGGCAGCGCCGCCAGCCTCGGATTGGCCTCCAACACCGCCTCTACATACCCGCTTTCGTCCCCATAAACACGACGGCAGATTCCGTCGATCATTTCGCCCTGAAGTGTTCGATAGGTCCTTGCCATCGTATGTCACCCAAATAGGCTTTGAACGATCGAAACTGGCGAGAAACCGCCCCCGGCGTAACGCTTCAGCCTCAGCCGAAACAAGTCCATGCGCGGCCGTCCAAGGGCATCATGGAAGGACTGGTCCTCCGAAACCCCTTCGACCACGTGCAATCCATAGACGTTGCCGGACAGCGTGATCAGCGGAAGCACCATGCCGGATTGCGCCGCGCCGCGAACGCCTTCTAGTACGGCCAGGCCGCCAAATTCGTGCGGGAACATGACCCCCTCGATGTCGGTCACGTCACTATCGCCGCCCGTCCACTGCAGACGATTGAGACCGCCAACAGTCTCGATATCCGCCCACTTGGTGGAAAGATCGCGACGTAGGCCTCGATAGCCGAAACGCAAGCTGTGGAACATGAACGGCCCGAGGGCCATTGGCACTGCCATCAGTTCGCTCCATCCGAATAGGCGCCACGCGACAATGCACTGAGTTTGGCCGAGATCGCGGATACTGCCGCGGCTGCGATCGCCTGCGGATCGTTCGACTGCGCATGGACGGTCACGTTGATGTTCGGCGCTGGTTGCGGGTTGGTAACACGAACATCCTGCGTTCCACTCGGCTGCGTGGTAACCGGCGCGGGTATCGAGACTTCCGGCACGCCGATCACGTTCACCTCAGCTGGTCCACCACCCTTGCCACCGACCGGCGACATGAGATCGCGGAACATCTGACCGAATGAAAACGGTACTGCCTGGCTTGGTGCCGGCGCCGGCGCGGATTGCCTGCCCGCCGACCTGTCCTCAGCCGCACGGTAGGCCCACGGCGCGAACGATGGATCAGCAAAGCGCGGGTCGGATGGTCCCTTGGCTATCAGCGCCCGCATCGTGGTTTCGGCCGCAAAAGCCGGGAGGCCGAGGGTTCGGCCGGCAAGCCTGCCGACACCCCCCAAAAAACCGCCGGATCGGGCGAACAGGCGGCCGAGTAAGCCGCCGCCCCCCGCGCCGACCGTCGCCGCCCCGCCGACGGCGGTAGGAGCTAGCTGACCAAGCTGCCGGAACCATCCGACCACCTTTGCCGCCCGGCCGGCGACGATGAGCAGGCCAGCGCCGATACCAGCCCATTCAAGCGCCGACAATCCCTTCAGGTTCTCGACGAATTCGCCTAGGCTGTGCGCATCCTTGACGGCGTCGATCAAGGTGGCGACAGCCATAGCCATCATGAAAATCTGCCCAGTCTTCGAAAAGGCCAGCGCCGCAGCACCCTGACCAAGCGCCAAGAGGGCACGTCCGGTGAGGGCGATCGCAACCGCGCCCCCAACAGACAATCCTCCGCCGAGCTTGTTGATGGCGCTGCCTAGATTGCTGACGGAAGCCACGATATTGCCGCCAAGCACGTTGTCGGAAAACGACTTCAGATCCTGGCCGATGCCACGGAAGCGGTTTGACAATCTGGCGAGCCCAACCACACGATCATCGGCTTCTTTCAGATCGCCGCCAAACGCCTTGCCAAAGATCAGGTCACCAATGTCATTGACAGCTTCACGTACACCGCCAGTGCCGCCATAGCCGATGCCACCCATGAACCCCTGGAAAGCGGACTTGACCTGGTCGAATACGCCGACGCGCTTGTCGAGCGTATCGAGCACGTCGCCGATGCCAAGCCCGAGTTCCTTGATGGTCGGCAGCCAGCTATCCCCAATGCCGATTCCGACCGCCCTGACCTTGTTGCCAATCAGCTGCAACGCGTTGGATGTCGTTTGCGCACGAACGAGATATTCGTTGAACGCCGAACCGGAGTAGTTCGCCTCGCTGCCTACCATCTGCAATTCGCGCCGCAATTCACGCGTGTCGGCAATGATCGGCATCAAGGCGCGCGCTTCATCGCCAAACAGGGCGGAGGCGATGCTGATCTGCTGTTCCTTCGGAAGCTTCTGGATACGCTCGATCACATCCAACGTGGTATTGAGCGCATTCTTCTGCATGTTCTTCGACACCTTCACCGCATCGAGGCCAAGCCTGCCATAGGCCACACGCTGCTGCTTTGTCGCCTGGGCGCCCTTGGTCAGCGCGCGGCCCATGTTGCGGAAGGATGTTGCCGCGACCTCGCTCTCTGCACCCGCGGAGATCATGGAGGCGCCAAAAGCGAGCGTTTCGGTGTCCGCGAAGCCGAACATCTTGCCGGTTGCCGCAACACGTTTGTCGAAGTCGACAAGATCTGCTGCGGCCGAAGCCGTGTTGTTCGACAGATGATTGATGGCATCGGCATGCAAGCCGAGCTGCGAGACGTTCATCTGCAGCTGCGTTTTGATCTTCGCCAATGCGTCGCCGGTTTCACCCTGCGACAAATCCCAGGCGACGGATACCTTTGCCGCCATTTCCGAGAATTTGCCGAGTTCCTGCAATGCGACGCCGGATTGGCCCGCCGCTGCATAGATGTCTGCGATCCCCTCGGCTGTCACCGGCAGCCGCTTCGAAAGGTCGATGATTTCGGCGCGCACGGCCGAAAGCTGTGCAGGCGTGCCGTCAACAACCTTGCGCACATCGGCGAACTTCTCCTCGAACTTGATCGCTGCGCCAACCGTGCCGCCGATCGCCTTCTCCATGCCATAGTAGCTGGCGCCAACCGCCAATGCGCCACGGACGAAGCCGCCCCCAAACGCGCCCGCGCGGCCGACAAGCGCGCCGGATGTCCGCTCACCCTGCCCCCGAAGGCGCGCCAATGCCGCGCCGATGCCCCTGGCGGGACCGGACACGCGATCGGTCAGGGCAACGATTAGACGAGAGGTAAGGGTCGCCATGTCATGGCCTCTGCGGCTTGATGATATCATCAACGGCATCGCGCCAGCGGATAGCTTCCGCTGACGTCAATGACGTGATTTCGGATAGAGGGCTATTTAGCTCCCGGCATAGCCAGGCAGTCAGTCGCCGCCACCCTGCTCGGCGACCATCATGAAAGGGCGCAGCGCGCGATCGCACGCCGCGTAGTCTGCCAGCGAGAACTCGGCGATTTCCGGCTGTGTCGCACCGGAAAGCTGAGCCATCATGACGGCGGTCATGCCGTGCGAGCCGCCGTCCTTCACCACATTCTCGACGACGATCAGATCACCGAGCTTCGGCTCGCGGAAACTGATCGTGTCGCCCGATTTGCCGGCCAGCGTGTAGGGCTTGGAAAGTTTGACTTCGATACTCGACATGAGATCGCTCCCTTACGCCAGCAGAGCCGAACGGATGGCGCTAGTCTGGTTAGCGCCGCCAATAGAAACGGAAAACGGATCCGCTTCGATCAGTACGCTGCCATCAACCTCCAGCTTGTAGTAGCGAAGCGTGATCGAAAAATCGTTCTCACCAGCCTCGCCTGGCTTCCAGGTGCCGTGGTCATTTTTCATCAATCGGCCACGGATGTAGGCGGTCGCGTTGATGATGGTGCCATCCTCATGCGCGAGAGCACCCGTCACCATGAATTCTCGTTCCTGACCAACTTTCAGCCCAAACAGGCTGATCACCTGAGGATCAAAGCCGGTCAGCTTGAACGACGCCTCGAGCTTCTCATACCCCATCGGAATATCGATCGGCATGACCATGCCAGCATTGCGGAGCTCCTCCATCTTCTCGGTCGGCACCGGAAGTGTGATCTCGCTGGCCTGGCCGATCTTGGAGACGCGATCGGTGAAGATCGTGCAGTTGCGCAGGATATAGCGCGGCATATCGGAATTGGACGCCATGATGGTCGCCTTTCAGAATTCGAAGGGTTGCGTGGAGGTGAAACTGACCGCGCTAGGCGGCCAGCGATCCGCTGCCGATCTCCTGCGCGACCTGGTTGAGCAGGAGCGTGTAGGAGGCGATATTGCGGTAGGACGTGATGCGGATGTCGACCATCGGCGCCGGCGGTTCGAACTTCACGCCAAGTTTCACGATACCCTGCGCCAGTTCAGTCTCGGTATTGCTGTCGAGCAGCCACACATCATGGCCGGGAAGGATTGCGCCTTCCAGCTCCATGGTACGCAGGAAGGCCCGGCCCGCCTCGATCATGAACTTGAGGTTCGCCTTGGTGAACGGCCGGTCGACGAACTCCAGGTAGGCCGATTCCAGCGCCTCGTTGATCACGTCGGCGGTGCGTCGAACCGACACGAACTGCCACAACAGATCGCTGTCGCAAGTCCAAACGCCCCACAGACGGTAGCCCGTGTTGTCGATGTTAACGATCGTGTTGATCCGGTTCTCGTTGAGAAAGTCGGACTGGGCCCCATACTCGATCGGGCGGTTGACACCGACGATGCCGGCAGCCTCGACGTTCGAACCGGCCCACCAGAAGCCCTGCTCAAGGTCCATCTTGGCTTGTCGCGCAGCCCACAATGGCGAGGAAGGTCGAGGCATATTGAGTAATGAAACGGTGTCGAATTTCAGCACCTTCGGATCGCAGGCGAAGATGCGTCCGGAATTGATCTTACCGCGATACTGCACCGCAGCCTGATCGGTCGTATCAGGCCCGTCCACATAGGCAATGGCCTTCAGCGCCTCGGCTACACCCATCAGTTCAGCCACGACCGGATTGATGGTCGCGCCAACGGCAGCCGTTGCTGTGGCATCCTTCGCCCCCGCCTTGCCGGTGATGGTGACGGCAGGGGCAGACGTGTATCCGTAGCCCGCCTTGGTCACCAGAATGGCCGTTACGACGCCGGCGCTCACGACAGCCCGCGCCTCGGCTCCGCTACCACCGCCGCCTGTGATGGCAACGGTCGTGGTGTCCTGGTCATAGCCGGTACCGCCGACGGTCACTGCGATCGAGGCGATACCATCCGCAGCGTTGGCCTGCGTGAAGCCAGGAGCGCATAGCAGCTTCGGCTTGTAGAGACCGTCCGAACGAGCGCGGCGGAATGCATGAACCCCGGTGAAGCTGATCGAACTGCCGATCAGGTTTGCCCAGGTTGCCGGCATCGTCGCACCTTCCTCGACGCGCACCAGGATGATCGGGCATCCGACCTGGTCGAAGATCGTGTCGATTGCGTCCTGCAGCGTGCCCGCAGCACCGAGACCGTCGGCATCGGACGGACGCAGGATCTGGATAGGCTTGTTGAGCGGGAACTTCACCGCATCAGCATCCTCGGCCGTGCCGATCAGGCCGATGACAGCCGTCTGGGCAGTGCGAACAAGAACAGGAGTTTCGGCGGACTGAAAAACGCGCGTGCCGTGGTGGAAGGACACAGAAGCCATTGAGGCTCTCCTTTCGAAATGGCCGCGAAGGCCGGTTAGATTGTCAGGTGAAAAAGGCGATCAGCCCGGCCAGTCGGCCGCGTCGATTTCAGCAGTCGTCGTGATAGCGCCCACCTCGATCTGCGCGAGCACGACGGCTTCGGCCGCGAAGCAGGCGTCGACATGGGCAAGAACGGCATCGCTAATGGCTATGACCGCGGCGGCATTTATCGTGGCGAAGCCCGCTGGCGTCTTCCACTCGGTTGTGAAGTTCGGGTCGCCGTCTGCCTTAACCCGCGCGCCGATGATCATTATTTTCGAGCGATCGTCAGTTGCGACCGGAACGCCGCCCACGGTGATGCCACTCGTCTCAATTCTCCAACGCTTATCCGCGGCGAAGCTCGCAAGTTGGTCCTTCAGTGGCACCGGCCACAGCGCCAGACCATATGGTTGAAGGACTGCAGCGAGGGCTGCTTCGGTCTGAGTACCGGTTTCGTCACTTGGCCACTTGGTCGGGCGATTTCCCAAGCCAATCCACGCTAGGTATAGCTCGTCATCCTCACTGTTCTCGACCGTTGCCTGCCTCGCAGACCCATACAAGCGCCCATCATCTGCAAGCCAGTACCAATTGGTGGCATCAAACATACTGTCCTCCCGTATCTTTGGTCCCTGCTATCGAGCCCGGGATGAAGTTTTCGCCGCCACCTGCAGTGCTGATCACGCCGTTCAGGTCGACCCTATAGCGCTTGCCTATGGCAGAGCCGCTGGTCGACCCGTTGCCCAATTCGACAGTTCCACCCGTCGTGGCAAACACCACCGCGTCGTTGTAGTTGTAGTTTGCAATGCTGAAGTAGAGGCCAGAACCGGTAGCCATATAAACGCCGCCGCCGCCTGAAACGTGGATCGCGCGCCGCGCATTGGACGTGAACGAAACGGAATTTGCACCACCAAGCACTGTGACTTGGCCTCCAGCCGCGAGAATGTGCGACCACGTGGTTTGGCCAACACCGCCGAAGGTAACATTCGTAAGGTTCACACTGCCATTGGCGCCGGAAGTCAAAGTATGCTGAGTTGGCACACCGGTGAGCGACAATGTTAGGCCCTTGAGATCCACCGTCGCGCCAGAAACGCCCATGCCGCCAGGGCCTTCAAGTATATAGGCGCCCTGATTGGCTACATCACCCTCGATTGTCAGGCCTGCCGGAATGTTGCCGATCTGGGCAAACGCATAGGTACCCGCAGCCAACTTGAATGTGATCGGCCTGCCAGGAACACCGTAGCGATTGCGAATGTAGGCAAGCGCGCCCGCCAGTGTCTTGAACGCGTGTGCCGCATCGTTGGCACTGCCGTCATTATTGTCGTTGCCGTCGGGCCGAATGTAGAATGTCGAACTCGCAAGCAGGGACCGCGTGTAGTTCTTGAGCCATTTGGCCTGCACCACAAAGTCACCGACCGCATCCTTCACGTCCTGCTCAGTGGCGAGCTGTACGCGACCAGGCATTGTGGTGGTAGCGGCGTCTTCGATCCATAATACGCCAGTAAAGACGAGGAAGACCGGTCGTGTGCCGGCCCAATATTGTACCATCATCCCTGCGAGAGGAGTGTCGAAAGCCCAAGCGCCATTGCGCCAAACTGCAAGTTTTTGCTCTTGGCCGGCCCAGGCCCCCGCTGCCGACGTATAGACGACGTAGCAATCGCCTTCCGCTGGGAGACCAGCCGGAGGATCACTTCTCCAGCCTGATACGACTATATCGCTGCGCACGAAAGGGTTGTGATAGGTGCCCGCGCGGCGAACGAACTGACGGCCATCAGGCAGCCCGATTCCATGACCATCAGGCGGCGAGATTATTGCCCATCCAGCAACCCCGAACTCAGCGATCTTCCCAGCTTGCCCGGCCCAGACACCCGTTGGCGCGGCCGGAATAAGATAAGTGTCACCAATAGCCGGCCCCGCCGGAGGCGCCGCCAAAGTCATCGACTTTACGGGGACCCACGGCAACCTCGTAAGCCGCTGCAGCGCGACTTGCATGGAAGGATCAATCTTGATCGTGACATTTGCCACGTCCGAGAATGCCACCTCAAGCCGAATCATTCCCTCCACGGTCTGGCCGCTGTCAGGTGTGGGCTTGCTGATCGGTGGGTCATATTTAGCAATAGCAATCAGATCGCCATCGATATCGATCAGACCGGCCTCGCGAATGGTATAAGGCCCATCTGCTGCGGCGAGAAAACAGTCGAAATAGGCAACGTTCATTGCGCCAACGACTGTGCCGTGACCACTGATCGTCTTGCGCGCCACTTCGTGATAGAGCGCCGTCTCGCCACCACTCGGCACAGTCGTGCCGTCACCAATGGCGATGTGCGTTATCTGGATCGTCGTGCCGTTGGCGAGGGCAGCCGCTTCCTTTGCGCGGCCGGTATTCGTCATCAGGGCGAATGAAGTCTGTGCCATTTCATGCAGCCTTTGGATGTGCGGTTGCGGACATGATCAGCGCTGCTGTTGCGCCAACGAAATTGGTGGCGCGCAGGACAGACGGCTCGAAAGCAAACGGATGAGCAGTCGCCGAGAGCGCTGTCTGGGCAAAGGCGCCGACATAGACAGGCCCACGCGCCTGCAGGACTGCACGGGTCGCGAAGACGCGCGACTTGGGCTTTGCGGCATCAACCGACTGGATCGCAAAACCTTGCGTCGGAAGATCGAAGACAGGGCCACCGTTGCGGTAGACGATCTCGACGCGAAACGTGCCGCGGCGCGATCCATCTTCCCACCACTCGATCACTCTTGTTTCGAGGTCGAACGCCGCAAGTGCGCGCCGCACTGCGCCAAGCGTGCCCTTCAGCCTGTGAACCATCGGAGAGGCCGCGATCACGGCCCGCTTCGTTGCTTCCGACCAGTCATTCGACCAAACATCGACAGACACACCCTGCGCCAGCCACGGTAGCAGCACAGCCGGACACGTCACCGGGTTCCAAATGGTGACAATCACAGTTGGATCGACGATGGCGATGCGCGCGAGCTCGGCCGAGAGTACCGCCCTTTCAATCGCCGACGCGGACTTCGGCAGGATTGCCCGGGCGATCGGCTCGACAGCGTCGATCGCTTCGACCGGCGTCATGACCAAGATCCTTCGATCTGGACTGTCGTGACCGTGACGGTACCGACCTGGCCAACGCCTTTCGGCCCCGGTACGATATCAGCCACCGGCTTCACAACGTCGATCGTCACCCGGTTATCCACGGCGGCGCGGCCGCCGATGACTTCCCGCTGTATTTCCAGACCAATCCGCCGACGATCTGCGGCATAGGCCTCGAGACGCTTCTTGGCTTCAGTCGCCATCGCCGAAGCATCGGCGCCAGGGGCGTAATACAGCTTGACCTCGATATCATAGTTCGTGACGGCCGCCGCCTCGATCCGGACATTGTCGCCAATCGGGCGAACTTCCTCTGCCGTGCACGCAAGGAAGACACGATCGAGCAAGGCCTGGTTTGCCGCTCCATAAGAGAGTGTCGAGAGAACGACGATCAGAATTTCCGGAGCCATCACCGGGTTGCCATTGGCCCGGCCGGGAAACGGGTTCGGGATCAGCCCCATGGAATAGGCGTCGGCGTGCAACGTGTTCGAATAGGTCGCCGCGTCTTCCTCCGAATAGACAACCGCGTCCGCCACATCGCGCACACCATCCAGTTCCAAGGCGTGGAAGACGTAGGCACCCTCCGGACCGGCAGTGGAAAACGCCTCGAACGCAAGCACGATACGTGCACGGAACAGTGAGTCGGTCTCAACCCATTTGCCCAATGCTGCATCCCATTGGGAATTCGGCGGTTGATCATCGTCCTCGTTCGGATAGATCAACCGTCCGATGCCGGCATAGGTGGCACCGATATGATCAAGATCGCCGCCAATTGCTGTCGCTAGCGAAAGGCCTCGAATAGCCTCGTTCACACGCTGACGGAACAGCGTTTCCTGATAGCCTCCTCCTTCCGAATAGGCGATGACGAGCGGATCCGTTTCCAGCTTGGTCAGGTCGAAGGCGATGCCGAACTTGGCGAGAGCAGCGACCAGATAGTCGTCACGCCCCGCCTTGATCGCCTCGAAGTCCACCGGAACGACCTGCGGCACGTCGCCGAGGACCGACAGGTCCGGCGCTACGAAACGGCTCATGATGGCCTCACCAATGGAATGATGACTCTCCGCTCGCCTTCATCGGGCGTGAAGTCGCCCAGATGACCGCGCGGGTAATAAATGCCGGTAAACTCGATCGACAGCGAACCGTCGGCGGCCATGCTGGTGATGTTGCAACCGGTCACCGCGTAGCGCGGTTCCCAGCGGGCGATCGCCATGACGGCCGCCGAATAGATCGCCAGGATGACCTGGTCGTTCATCGGCCGGTCGATCAGGTCAAAAAGTTCCGACCCGAATTCCCGCCGCATCACGCGGCTGCCGATCGGCGTCGACAGAATGACGCCGATCGACTGCTGGACGTGCTCGAAGCCGGACAGCAGCGAACCGGCATCGCGGTTGAAGCCGGTTCCCGCCACGATCAGCCGGCCTTTTTCTCTTCAGCCTTCGGCGCGGCGCGCTTGGCATCCGGCAAGGAAAGCTGGGCGCCATAGGGGGGCAAGAACTGCCTTGCCACGGCGTCGGGCATATCCTGCGGCTTGTCGCCTGCTTCGAACCAAGTGCCAGCGTAGAAGCCCGCTTCGTTGACGATGACCTTCATTTTCGTCTCCTTCTCAAACGCACACCCATTTGGACGCGCCTGAAATCAACGACGCACCGCAGCCGGTTGTGTCGCCCTGGCGCGCGATGGGCGCGCCTTCACATTTGTATTTTCCCGAACCGGTGGCGATGGCTGTCACACCGTGACCGGGGATCGGACAGGAATGGAGATCGCCCTTGCGAGCAATCAGCGGACCTTCACACGTCCACTTCGAGGCGGACGAAATGACAGTTCCGCCATGGTCGGAACTGTCACCCAAACGGACGATCAGAGGCATCAGGCAAGGTGTCCGGTTGCTGCAGTGTAGGTGATGGACGGAGCGTCGATCTTGACCTCACCATCGCTGATGAACAGGCGAACGCTGCCCTTCGTGATGACCGCGTCCGGCCCGTTGTGCGGGCGTGGGTTGGCATCGCTCGGTGTCGACATGTCGATCACGGCGTCGGTCATGTCGCCGCTCTCGGAAACCAGGTCTACCTGTTCGCCGACGGTCGGCGGGATATGGCTCTTGATGCCTCCAGACGCGACTTCCTTCCATGGCACCCATGGCGACAGGTAAGGGCCGTCCTCACCCTCGCTGATCTTCACCCGCGCCAGACCCTTCGCATTGTCGACTTCGCTGATGACACCGGTCCGCTTGCGATTCCTCGCGCGGCGGCTCAGTTCGGCGACTTGGCGTTCAAGCTCGACGATGCGGTCAATGAAACTGAACGACATGCTAAGCTCGTTCGCTTGTGACAGATGTGACGTCTGGCTCTGTTGTCTCTCCGGGCTCGACAGCGATGTCGAACAGCGCTCTAGCCTCATCGAGCGTCATGCCGAACCGGCGGCGCTGCGCTTCGTGTTCTAGGACACCGTCGGGATCGCCGATCAGCGAGAGGACCATCTCCCGCTGGGGATGATTGGTGGCCTCCATCTGAGCGAGGAGCTTTGTCCAGATGGACGTTGCAGCAACCGGTTCACCGAACACAGGATCCGGTAGCAGGTCGGTATTCACGACGATCTGATGCGCAGCGATCCTGACGCCTGTCGCATCCGAAGCGCGCCGCCGTTCCACCCGGTTAATTCCCGACGAAAGACCGCGCCAGACTTCAGCCCAGGCGTTACGAGGGTCGGTCAAGGCGTTCACTACCTGCCGACCGATGCAGTCGAGATAAAACTCCATGGCCGGATCGGTGACCGGGATGCCGAGACCGACGATAACCGTTTCACCAGTCTCCGGGTGAAGTTCGGTCATTGAAGCGGCAATACCCACTTCAATTGTCAAATCCGTCGCTCCGGACCGATGAAGAGCCCGAAGATGATCCTGCTGCCCATCGGCCTTGCTGACATCGGTGTAGACGGCGATAAAGGGCTGGTCACGGTCGGTGCGGATGCTGCCGTCGGCGGCAACGTCAAGCGCGCCAATCTGGCTATCGAGAACATTTGCCCCAACGAAGGTTCTGCCCTTCAGAGCTTCGATCGCTGCAATGCGCTGCGCCAGCCGAGCCAGCATCAGACCTCTCCGAGCTGAAGGACAAGACGCGAGAGGCCTCGATCTTCGACTGCCAGAACCTCTGACCAGGGCTCGCCTGGGCGAGCCAGTGCTTTGACCTTGTCACCCTGCCTCACGACAATGCTCGGATACTTCGCCCGATCGATGTGAAGCTCGCCGCGCTGCGCGGCGATGCGACTGCGCCAATCCTTGTCGGAGCGGTTGCCAGACACCATCGTCTCCTTGCCGCCGCCCGTTCGCAGCACGGCCTCGATCTCGATCGCCTGGCGCGACGGATCAAGCGCCCCGTCCTTGAAAAAGGACAGGCGAACAGGCTCTGCGAACGCGCGATCTACGGCAGCGAGCGTGCGATCGCGCAGAGCATGAAAACGAGCCGGAAGCATAGGCGCGATCAGCTGTTGCCGTTCTTGGCGGCTTGCTTGGCCGCGTCCTCGCGAGCGAGCAGGTCCGCTTCCGACTTGCTGACAGCCGCCTCACGATCCGCCAGCGCGGTTTCCGCAGTCTTCACCGCTTCTTCCCGGGCACCGACATCGGCAATCAGCTTTTCGAGCGCCTCGGTACGAACCGCGAGATCACTCTCTGCAGTTTTCAAAGCCTCCTCCCGGGACGCGAGAACACTCGCGAACTTCTTGAGGTCCTCTTCGCGACCGTCGGCGGAGCCCTTCGTGCCAGTTGCAGGAGCCTTGGCTTTCGCCGGGTCGGCCTCATAGGCAAAGCGGTTGGCGACCATATGCTCGCCATAACTGCGCGGCACGCGCACGGCTTCGTGCGGCCCGACCTTGCGATCGTCCTTCTCCTTCAGCACGGACGCCGGGATGGAACCCCCGTTGGGGAATGCGATGTGCATGGTTTCGTTCTTGCTCATGGGAAGCTCCTCTTTCGAATCTGGCAAACCCTTGGGTGGCAAGGGCTTGCCGGATACGAAAAGGCCCCGTCATCGTGACGAGGCCCTTCGTTTGCCCGCTCGCGACTTGCGAAACGACCGGTCAGGTGAGGGTCAGCTTGCGCAGCGTCTTCGGCTTGGTGCAGAGGTTGATCGGGTTCATCTGCACCTCGATCTCACGACCCTTGCCGTTCGGCTTCTTGTACTGGCGCATATAGAAAGGCAGGCCGATCGTGTTGACGGTCTCCTCATAGTCCGCCGGCGCAAAGCGCGTGATGAACAGGTCGGGGACGCCCTTGACGACAACCCGCGCCTCATTGGCCGCGATGTACGGCGCACCCAAATTGGCGGTTGCCTTCGCTCCGGTCTTGTAGCGTTCCCAGGTTGCTCCTCCGAACTGGAAGGTGTCGGGCACGTCTTCGCGCAACACCGATGCGCCACCGTTGTACAGAAACGTTTCCCTGACAGACTTGTGTGTCCACAAAGACTTGTGGAAGTCGCGGCCGGTCCAGACGTGAATGCCGGAATACGGCTCGTCGAGGTCGTCCTCGATCGAATAGACGACATCCTGCCAGAGAGAAGCGACCAGCGTCGTTTCAACATCCAGTTCCAGCGAGACAGCAGCCGGCACCGCAATGCCGAAGCGGTTGTAAAGATCGATCAGTGTCTTTCCACTCTTGGAGGTGACGATGCCCTTGATCGCGCCGACACGCAGATGCTCGAGCGTCATCGTCAGATCCTGCGCGTGGCGCTGACCCTTCCGTTCGACGCGTTCCTGGATCGTCTCAAGCGTATCAGCCGATCCGAACGCGCGGACGTTCTGGACCTCATCCGCAAGCACAGAATCGTCGCGCTGGAAGTGGTCGATGTCGAACGGGATGAGATTGCGATCCTCATCGTCAGTCGTTTCCCCTGCGCCACCGCGCTTTGTCGGCTCGACAAGACCAAGTTTGCCGTTGCGCTCTTCGATCGAGATACGCGTGGTTGGCACCCCTTCCTCTTCGAAGAGGCCGCTCGCAGAGATCTGACCGGGGCGATAAGGCTCATTGTTGATCGCCGCGGTCAGAGATTCGATGGTGAAGCCTTCACCATCCCAGATGTCTACCATTCCAGGCATGAAGCCCTCCTATCGAGCAATGATTGTGGAGGCAGCGAGCTGCGTAAGCTTGGCCGCCTTCTTGGTGCTGTCGTTGACCGAAGCGTCAAAGATCAGCATCGGTGTCTTCACTTCGGCCACGCGCTTGATGACAACCGCTTCCACATCGGCGCTCGTGGCGTCGACTTCGTAGGCGAGCAAGGCCGTTGCGGTTTCAGCGCCTTCCTTACCGACCACTTGGGCGGCGGGAGAGCCGACATATTTCTTCGAAGCAGTAATCTGCCCGAGAAGCGTGCCCGGCTCGAGCTTGCCGGCGCCGGATGCGATGGTGACGACCTCGCGCGAGATCATGCCGTTGCCTTCCGAAAGCACGAAGGCCAGCGCGCGCGGGCCCATGGTCTTGGTGTCCAGCATGGGACAGCCCTCCTACTTGCCGGCACGCCGCGATGCATAGATCGCGTTCGTGTCGATGGTTGCCTTCTTCGACTGCTTTGGCGCCGGCTGGGACAGCCCTGCAGCCGCCAAGCGCGAGGCCTCATAGCCCTTCGCGTCCGTGTCTTCGGCTTTTGCGACGCCGCTGACATTGCTGACAACGAATGCCGCCACGTCCTCGCCGGACATGCCCGGCGATTTCTGAGCCAGGTCGAGGGCCGCAGCCATTCGGCTGGCATCCCCCTTGACGCCTTCGGCGCCAAGCGCTGCGACAAGCCGATCGGTCGCCGTCTTGGCGCCTTCAGCCCGTCCCGTTTCCGTGGCCGCCTTCACGGCCGCGTCATGCTCGGTCTTCGAAATGCCCGCATCTTCGGCGGCGGGCGCGCCGCTGGTCTCGCTCATGGATGATCTCCTGTTTTGCGAGGTGGAGCGCCCGCCTTTCGGCGTGGTGGCGCGGGAGAGTTCGGCAAGGACGCTCTCGAAGCTGCCGACGCGATCGGCGATGCCTGCGTCGACTGCAGCCTTGCCAATGAAAGTGCGCGCTTCCGTCTTACGCGCCGCGGCAGCGGTCAGCCTGTTCCCGCGCCCCTTCGCCACGGTAGCGAGGAAGGCGTCATAGAAGGCGTTGACCTCTGCCTGGAGATCGTCCCGTACATCGGCCGAGAGCGGCTCGAACGGATTGCCGTCAACCTTGTGGGCGCCAGCGTGGATCAATGTCGGTGTGATCCCTTCGCGATCCAGCTGCCTGCTGAAATCGGCATGCAGGAGAACGACGCCGATCGATCCGGAAATGCCTGTTTCAGTCGTGACAATCTCCGTCGCCCCAGATGTAATTGCATAAGCCGCACTTGCGGCCATGCCGTTGACGACAGCAATCGTGCGTTTCACCGCCGCCAGTTCACGCACCAGTGCTGCAACCTCAAAGGCCCCGACGGCTTCGCCGCCAGGCGAGTGCATGTCGAGGATGACAGACTGAACTGCCGGATCGGCCTGGGCCGACTTGATTTGGAAGCTGATGCCCTCATAGCTGGTCAAGCCGGAAGACGCGCCAACCCATGCACCACGGTTCACCAGGGATCCAGTGATCGTGATGATGCCGACACCCTCACGCGTGACACGGTAGGGAACGGCCCTTCGAGCACCGTTTTCGTCCTCGACAACAGAGGATCCTTCGAAGCGGCTGGCGTCCGGAGCATTGACGCCGATACGCCCTGCAAGCACGGAAAGAACCACCTGCGCCTTGTCGCGCGTGACAAGAAGCGGCCGGTTCAACACCCGGTCGGCGATATGGATCAACGATGTCATGATCTTCCTAGCGGACGAACCGCATCCTCTTTGCGTACCGCACGCGGCGACCAGATTGGTTCGCTGCGCACTTCCCTTCGTAGTACGCGATCAGATCCCGAAGGGACTTGAGGTTTGCCTGCGACCACTGGACTTCATCCGAGCCGAAGCGTGTCATGGAGACCGCGCCGCCGGTCGCCACCATCAATTCGACCTTCCGCAGTTCCTTGGCCACAGCACACGGATCGTCGATGTCGACCGTGACGCCATTGATGACGACGTCGCCGGCAGCCATCAGGCGTTTTCCTTCTTCTTCGATCCGCCCTCGGATGGAATGACAGCATCGTCCTTTCCGGCACCTGGATTGCGCTCAAAGGGCGAAGGCATGTCGGCATCCTTGTATCGCTTGTGCCAATATTGGCGGCGGGCGAAGACCTCTTCCGCATCGGCACCGATCTCGGCGCACTCCATGTCGAGTGTGGACGTTCCGTTCAGCAAACGCTCGCTGGCGGCCTTCGCACTCTTCTGGTCATCGGCAGTAGCCTTTGCTGGCCCCTGCCAGTTCGCCCACAACACCTTGTCTCGGTTGGCGGCAAATGCGGCATAGCCGCCCTTGAAAGGAATGCGGCCAGTTCCGATCGCCTCATCCACGCGATGCTCGAAAGCAAGCTGACTGATCGGCGATGCAACACGATCACGGCGACGCGTCACCACCGGATAGAGGGATGCGCCCTCCATGCGGGTCGAGGAATATGTCGCCCCCTCATAATTCATCGTATAGGAGGCGACGCTGATGCCTATCGCTCGCGCCATACCACGCTGCAGTTCCTGCGAAACCGGCAAGAACTGTGGACCGGGAATGCCCGTCGCCATGAGGTCGAGCTTCTCGCCTGGTGCGAGATGAGTAACTTTCGGATCGCTGCCAACCGAAATCTCGCTCTCGGCGGCCTTATCCATGACAGCAAGGAAATAGTCGCGGAATGAATTTCGCAGCTCCTTGTCGTCCTGGTTCTCCCCCAGTGCTTCCATCGCTTCGAAGGCTTCAGCCGATGGCTTTTCGCTGGTCAAAACCTGCGCAAACACGGTCTGCAGGATTTGAGCCTGGATCGTCGTGTCGACCAGGATTTCCCATTGCAGATACTCGCGGAATGCAGTGACCAGCCGCGAAATGCCCCGAACATCATTGCTGTCGACCGGATCGAAGACATGAGCGACCATCTGGCGCCCCTGAGCGTCATAGGCCCGGTGATCGCGTTTGACGATGAAGCCGGTCTCCCTCTCGGCGAGCCGATAGGCGACTGGTCTGCCGATTTCATCGTGTATGACGCCCTGGAACAGGCCCTCCATCTCGCTCGTGTCCTGCACCAGCGCAGTCGGTGTGGTAAGGCAAACTTTTGTGCCGGACGAGATTCCATACCGACGACGAAGGCCAGCGGGCATATAATCCATCAAGGAAAGCGCTTCGCCGTAGACGACATCGTGCCGAATGGCGATGTCGACAGTCTGCGGTACCGTGAACTTGCCTTTCAGGTCGCACTCACGCGCATTCCAGGACCAATGCTTCCACTCAGCTTTGAGCAAGCTGATGAACTCGTTCGTCTCCTTCGGGTCATACCCAAGCTTCGCCAAGTCGGGCAGCGGGTTCAGGATCAACTCAACACCGACAGTGTCCGCGATCACCTGATCAACCGCGCCGCGCAGGCGACCGGAATTCTGGATGATATCCATCGCCAAGCCAGCTGCGCGCCGCCAAGCAATGCGAACGTCCTCACGATGGTCGCGCAAGCCAGTCGTTCCACGTGTGGACAGGATCCTCGATCGACTGTCACGCAGGTAGCTAGTGGACGGCGCAGGACGGCTTGGAACTGTGGCGGGCACAGTTATGCTTCCAGCCTTCACCCTGATACGCGGCTTTTCGCTCATGTCCGCCGTTTCCATTTTTCGCGCCGGGCTTTTGCCCTGTCTGCGTCACTTTCGGATGCCTGCGCAGCGGCCGGCTTTTGTTTACTATCCTGCCGCGGCACCGTGCCCTGCCGGAGCGCTGACAACAGGTCGTTTTCCTCGGAAGGCCGGAGCCTCCGTCGCAACTCGGCCCAGTCGTCGGCCCGGTTTGTCGAAAGACCCAGTTTCTCCGCCATCGCCATGGCGTAGATGTGAGTGTCGAGACAGTGGTTATCCGGACGCAAACGCTTCCATTCCTCATGGAAGCGGCCACGCTTGACCTCTGTCACGAACGCCTCGGCCGTGATCTGCAGGAAGTACTCCTTCGGAAGGAAGTCTCCGAAATGCACATAACCTGGCGGATCGTTCGGCTCGCCGGAGCGAAGCCCGGGCTTGTGCAGATTGGCGAACAGTTCCGACTTTAAGCCCCAGGTGCCGACCGGCCACATCATGGCGCTGCCGAAACGCTTGCGCTTGCCTCGCTTGGTGACTGACTTCTTCCCCGGCAGGCCGATCGCTGGAACACCACGCCCGCCGACACCTTGTACAGCATAGGTGTCGGGCCGACGCCGGCACCATTCGAGCACCTGGTTCGTACGGCCGCCGTCGCCGCCGTCCACGGCCATTGCTTCGATCCGCCTCTGCCCGCCAAAGGCATCGTCGATCGGCTTGAGCAGGAATTCATCCAGCTTAGGCCAAGCACCCTCGCCGGGATGATCGGTCGTACCTTCGAAGAAGCGTACGCCAAGCACCCAGCTTTGCCGATCTTCGCCGAAGGCGACAACCTCGCACCAAATGCCGTTATGCTGTACGTCGGCGCCGGCAACGAGGATCAGCCCTTCTGCCGGAATCCGCAATTCGACGAACGGCTCCCGGCGCTCCATGAGACGCTCGTACTCCGGAGCGTTCCCCTTTTCCTTCGCCGGGAGGCCAAGAACAAGGTTGTAGACGCCCTTTTCTCCGAGCCCACCGGGCTTGGCATGAGCCAGCACATCCTCTGCGATGGCTTCGTAGCTCATCATCAGAGAATCAAACGCATCCACATGGAAGCCCGGGTGGCGATCCGGTCCCTGCATCGTCGCAACATAACGACCATGCCGCACGCCAACGACACGCTCAGCCTCGCTGATCACGTGTCCGCATGACGGACATCCATAGAAGCTCTTGTGCGGATGCAGGCGATCGAGATGGAAACCCTCGTACACCTGCTTGAACTCGTGGCCGCATTCCACGCAGGCGATATTCCAGAACCGCTGGTCGGACCGCCGAAACGATCGGTCGATGCGGCAATGACCTGGACCATCGCCCAGTTCGTCGCCTGTGTCGATTTCCGGCGTTGACAGTTCGAATATCTTGAACGACTTCGTACGCCGGAACGCCGTGAAACGTCCGAAGAACAACGTCTCAGGATCGTCGCCGTTGAGGTGCGTCTGCCATTTCGAGACCTCGTCCTTGACACCATAACGGGTCGTTTTGCCCGACAAGTCGGTCGCGACGTTCGCATTTGCGAGCATCAGCGAGCCGCCGGCGAAACGCTTCTCGTAGATGGTTGAACCCGCGCCAGACCGGCTGACGGCGGGAAAGATCACCTGCTTGCCAGTTTCTGCCTGCCAGGCCTCGATCAGAGGCTGCAGCTTCTGGCTGTTCATATCCTGCAAGAAGTCGATCGAAGGCAAGCCATATATCGTGTTGTCCGGCGCCGTGTCCGCAATGTAGAGCGACCACGCCAGCGCAAGGATCGAAACGCCAGTCTGCTGCGACTTCCTGACCGTCACCAGGTTGCAGGGATGATCGAGCGATAGGCAGTCAGAGATCTCGCCGAGGTATGGCGCATCCTCGAGCGCCCACAACTCTCCTTTCTTCGGCCCGTCGACCAGCACGATGTTGGCTGGCAACCAGTTGCGAAACCGCAACGGCGGCTTCGGCCTGATTGCCTCCGACAGAGCCAGCGATACCAGTCTGAGCGCGCCGGGATGTCCCGGGCTGACATGAACCGTCACAGCTCTTCGTCCTCAAGAGCTTCGTCGGTCTCTGCCGCCGTCGTGACGATGGTCGCAAGCATGTCAGCGATCTCGTTGTTGAGACCGAAAGAAATCTCTCGCAACAGCACGCGCAGACCGTGAGTGCCCTCTCGCGATACCGCCAGCGCCATATCGTCGGCTTTGTTCTGAAGCCTGGCGATCGTCGCCTGTATCTCGCGTCCGCAGACGATCAATGCGTCCCGCGTACGGTCGGCCCGTATCAGCTGGCCCGCTTGCTCCTGTCGCCGGATCTTCTCGCGGGCGACCTTAAGCCAAGCTTCCTGCCGTAGCGCCTCGTCGCGCGAGGTGCTGGAGTTGACGGGCGTGGAAACCGTCGGCTCCTTGCGCGCCGCAGCGATCTTCTCAGAGCTCGCAAACTCACCGCGATAATGATCGTAGTGTGCCAGCGAAAACTTCGTGATGCGATCCCGCCCGTCGCGCTCGACCGGAAGATCGTGCTCTTCGACGAAGCGCCGAACCAGCTTGGTTACAGCTTGCTTTGTGACGCCGTCGCGCCCGGCGACCTCTGCCGGTGTCGCCATGATGTTTTCGCCCATCGTGACAACTTCCGAAACGGTTCTGACAACCCTGACAACCCAACTTTTCCAGCGGTGAGACTGGTAGGAATCCGGGCCGTACCCACGCCGCCAGGGCAAGGGAGAAGCATACGGTCCCTATGGCCGGGGGTAGCGTGTCACGGCATGATGCGGGCAAGCTCGTGCTCAACCCTCTTGAGTACGACGATGTGAGCAGTCCTTTCGAAGGCTGCTGCAGTCGCGCCCGTCACCATTTCCTGCGGAATGATGACGCCAGACTTCTGGATGGAGATCGGGAAACGATCCGACCCGACCCTCTTCACCACATGGCCATGGAACACGCCGCCATGCCGGTTAGGAAACAAGCCACCCTTCATGAAGGTTGAAGGAAACACCTGCCGCTTACCGAATGGCGCTGCGCTCACACCTGCACGCGTCTCGCGTGGGCTGAAGTACTTGAGCGCAATGTCGCCGCCCGACGCGGACATTTCGTAAGTCAGTTCGGTGAAACTCGGTCGCTTCACCTTGACAGCACGGACGATGATGTTGCGTTTCAAGCCGGTCTGTTTGGTGAGCGCACGATAGACCTGCGTCCTGACCATGTCGCCACCACGTGCGAGCGCTCGCTGCATCACCTTACGACTATCATCGCCCAATGACTTGATGGCATTGTCGAAGCGGTTCAGGCCTCGAATATCCTGCCAGCGAACCACGATGGCAGACATGCGATGCTCCCATTACAGGAGCGCAGTCATGACCGCCTCCCAATGAAAAACCCGCCTCGGCTTCCCGGGCGGGTTTGATCTACTTCTTCGCACGTTCAGATGTATGTCAACTTTCTGCCGCACGTCAACAGTGCCGCTAAAATAATTTCGAACGCGCCGCAATGGCCTCGAGCCTGACGCCACCAACATCACGCGTAAGCCATGGCGTCATGGATTTGTCAGTCGGAACGATCCTATGTGACACCATGTGCGGCGCGACTTCGCGCTCCAGCACTCGAAGCGCCGCCACCCACAGCTGCCAATCGAGACGCGCTAGAATGTCGCCTGTCGGATCAGTGGAAAATTCGTATTTCCGATACGCACCCCTTGCCGGCCGGCCCGAGCGTGCGTTGTAGCCATCCACCTCGATGTCATAGGTCTGCCCGAGATCGTCGGTCTTACGCTTCATGATGAACCATGCTGGCCGCCCTGCCCGCTGGATCATGCGGATATGTGAAGGCTCAGCATCCCATGCCGGTTCACGCCCCAACACCGCAGTGCCAACAACCAGGCTGACCATATGCGCCCGCCGCCGTGTTGCAGATCGAAGCATGAAGAGCTCGACAGCTTTCGACACTGCCGACGAAACCAGATCGCCATAACCTGGATGGTCGCCTTCCCAGTCCGCGAGCGCGTTCCATCCGGACGGAACAACAATATCCCGCAACGCCAGATCGGTCACTGCCTGCCCTACCGCTAAAGCATCATCGTGCGGCTCGCCCTGCTCGAAATAAGCGCCACTGCCGCGATCAACGTCTACCATGGTCATTAACTCGGCAAAGGCCGTCACCTTGCCCCATGACGACGCCTGCAGCATCCGCCAAGCGGAATTGACGTTGTCGAGACCATCCACGCCGCCGCCTTTCGGCAGTTCGTGGACAAAAGCCCAAGTCAAAAGCTCTTCAATCGTCACGGTTTTCATAGTTTCAGCCTCGATTTCCTTCGATTTGCACCGTTTCGCACCATTCCAACACCAATCAGCACACTATTTTGCACCAATTTTTATCATTTAATAACAATGACTTGCACCAATTCTCACCTTTTCAAGTAAGCGCATACGCATGAGATTTTTTAAGTCCGCCGCTAGAAGCGGACACCCCAACTCCCCCATTTTCGCGCGCCTATATGTGCGCGTGAAATGGTGCAAAATGGTGCAAGTCTTTGATTTTCCTCCCCAAACCCCTCCTTTTAGAAGGGTGCAGGCATCCCTGCAAAACGGTGCAAATCCCTGCGAAACTGCACCCTGCCGCACCGATTGAACGTTGTTCTGATGGGGTTGCGGGGATCATGTGCCGTGCCCGCCATAACCTTCGGGATAGCCGTCGGGCGAGCGGGTCGGCACGTCATGGAGACGAACTCTATAAACCGTTCCCCGATCATCGCGCCACGCATATTTGCGCTTCATGATCCGGCCAAAGCGCTGGATTTTGATTAGGTTCGCGTGCTGTTTCCCACCTGCCTGGTCCTCGCCATGGCGTACGTATGCCTCATAGAGCGTGTTGCCGCGCACCTCTCCCGCTTCATCCGCGGTCACGCAATCGCGGCAAAACTGCGCCGTCGGGTCCATCTCGAAGCGCATCTCGGCCGTGGCGGCCGTCACGTTATCGGGTATCTCCAGGCCCTTGCGGAGATAGATCAGAGCGCCCTCGACGAGCCAGTTGAGGATGCCCGGATATTCCGGAAGAAACCGCGCTACCATTTCATCGAAAGGCAGGCGGGCAGCCTCGGGCACCTGGACAGGCCAGTGCACCACAGCCATGCGTCGCCAGATACCCTCATCCGTGCCATTGATGCGCGGAAAGCCGTTGCCGGACATGTGGGCGGTGAACAGCGGCTCAAAGTCGAAGTAGCCCAGGAAGAGGTCGCGCGCACTCAAAGCCTCCCCACCGGTCGCTTCCTTGACGAAGTTTTCGCGCAGTTCCTCGCCTTCCGGCAGCTCCTTCACGCGCAGAAACCGTCTGCCATACAATCGGGCGATATCCGGCGTGGCAGCGCCACCTGCCGCCCCTTCACCGATAAAGGAGGATGCCGGCAGCGTGACAGCAGCTTCGCCGAGTAGCCGGCACATGGTTTCCATGTATACCGACTTGCCATTCGCGCCGGCGCCATAGTGGAAGAACAGCTTCTGGACGGTGAGGCCGAGCAGGCCAATCCCTGATGCGACCTGCACCATGGTTCGGACTTCCTCGATCGGCAGCATCTGGTTCATGAAAGCCCGCCACTGCGGGCAGTCCGCATCAGGGTCGTAGTCGACAGGGACGATCTGGGTGATGAGATCCTCGCGGCGATGCCCCTTCGTCACCTCCACCCTTGCGTCAGTCACCTCGATCTCGCGCTCGTTGTCGGCGTCACCAGGATAGATCACTTCATCCCGCGTGAACTTGGTGAAGGCGAGCGTGTGCCCGTTGACGGCGACCTTTAGCTTGTCGGCATTGAAGTCGTCGGGCGCCCGCATGACATGCGGTCCGACACAGGCGATCATCGCCTCCATCCTGCCTTTGTTCTTCGAAGTGACCGAGTGCTTCAGCCTGGCCGATTTGCGTTTGTAGATGCGATCGTGGATCGCTTCCGCCAAATCGATCGTCTTCTTATCACCAGCCGACCAGTCGGCCTCTGGCTTTTCCTCAATCCGCTCGGCCGCCTCGAGCACCTTGGCTTCATTTTCCGTCGGGCCGATATGGTCGACCTCCATGGCAATGCGCGCGCCTACGCGCTGCGCCAATGCCAATGTCCTGGGCCCGCCAGTGTCGGCGTCCCAATTGCGGCCGGTCCATACCGCCCAGAGTGGAGCGCGCGCCTTCGTCTGCGTCACGACCAGCAGATCCCGGCCGAAGTGTCCGATCAATCGCGCAGCATTGTCGGTGTCAGAGTGATCCAGCGATGCACACCATTTGATCAGGTCTACATCGGGGGTTGCGGGGTCGAGCGCCATCGCTGGCGCATCAGGATCAAAAGCGACAAGCGGGTTGTTCGTCGGTTTATCTACCGGCACAGCTGCGGCGCTATCACCTCTTGCAATCTTCGCCACGTTGGCCCCTAGTCTCTATCGCTGTTGTCGTTGCCGAACAGGATGTTGAAATCCATGCCGGGCGGCGCCCAAACCACCGGAATGAGCCTGCCCGGCCGAGCATGCCGTGCCCTGGCTCGAACCATGGCCGCGGCCGTCATCACCCGTTCCGAATCTCCATCGCCGAGCAGCACCAGCTCTTCGACCTGGTTAGCGACCCACATGGCATCATCCGGTGATTGGTCTGCCTTCGGCACCGAACCGGCGATCATCACCGGCCGCTCCACCCCGTTCTTGTCGCGTTTCTTCAGGTCGGGATGCGGGAAGCGGGACGATGCCTCGGCCGGGCCGGACAGATTTCCGAGATCGCCGGCCGCGCAATAAAAGGTGTCGGCTCGAAGGCCGTCATATTTGGCGAAGGCCAGTGTGTTCTCGATACCCTCGCCGGCCACCCACCGTAATGCTGACGGATCGCCAAGAAGCGGCAGCAATCCGCCCTTCTTGGATCCTCTCATCTTCTTGGTCGTCAGGATCTCTCCCGTTTCGTTGTCGACGATCAGTGGCCGGAACTTCGGCCTCCGCTCGAGATCGATCCAGGTGATGTGGCAGCCAATGACGGCCATCGTGGCGTCGACGTAGGGCACAACCATCGCCGGCCCCGTGTGCAGCGAGATCGGATCGCCGCGCTCGTCCTGGCCGTGCCAATAGGTCTGATTGGGCGAATAGCGCAGCCAGCGGCCCTGGTAGATGCCGCATCCGCGATCGGCGAGATACCGGTGCACGGGGCCGCCGACCATGCCTTGCAAGGGTAGCGCGGCCGAAACGATGCCGCGCGATTTCCTGCGTTCGGCCTCGCGGAAGTCAAAGACCTGCTTTTCTCGCTTCTCCTTGTCTGCCTCGGCCGCCCGCTGGCGAGCGGCTTTGCGTTCCTGCCGCGCGAGGCGATCCTCGTCACTCTCCTGAGCTCCGCCTGCAGGAATCTCCTTGCCGAGAACAAGCGAACAGGCCTCCAGCAACCCATCCTGATTCTTCAGGTCGAGATCCTCGCAATGCGCGACCATGCCGATCGCGTCGTGACCACCGGCACCGCAACCACGGCAAACCCAAACATTGCTTTTTGTGTTGAAGGAAAATCGGTCAACGCCGCCGCTTTGTGGACAGGGTTGCGGGTGCTCATAACCGCGCGGTTTGAATTTTAGGTCAATGCGCTTCGCCGCTTCCTCGATCGAAACACCGCGGGCCTCTTCCACGAACTCCTTGATCGCTTCGCTCATGCGGGCACCACATCGAGGATGTGCAGGCCACCCTTCGTCAATCCCGAGTATGACCATCCGGCTTTGTAAAAGCAGAACCCCCAAACAGGCTTCCCCCGGACCATCGTCGGCTGGACCTTTCGAGGATCAACGAACGTGAAGAGCCGCTCGCCGGGAAAACGTGACCAAGCGACATCCATTGCCTTGCCTAACATGACGCTGGCGAGGTCACCGCTCTCTCTGCGATAGATCGCGCATTCGACCCCGAGTTGCCCGTCCGCCCTGTGTTTTTCCTTGCGCCAAACGCACAAGGCTCCGGCGTCGCGGGTTAGGAGGAGCAGCTTAAAGCCAGGACCAACGATCAGCTCATTGACGCGCCCTCCGACGCGTCGGCGATAGCTGTAGTGCCTCCTAAAGAGATCGCGCGCAGTTGCGTTGCCGTCCAGAACCTCATTCCAATCTTCACCGAAGAGAAAAGGCTGGCCGTTCATTATGAGCCGAGGCCGTCTTGCGGGTAACCGAATTGCCGATCTTGTGGCGCGCTGCTCGGTCTCCGACAGCGGCTTGCCCCTGAAGATCGGATCGAGCACGTACCACTCCGGGAAACCCTGGGCTCGGGCTAACTCGCGCGGCTTGAGCATGCGCATACCGATATCGACGATGATGTAGACGACGCCGCGGATCGTCACTGTGACAATCTCGCCGCCATCCCAGCACCCGAACTCGCGCAGGAACTCTGCGACCTGACGGGCGCGACGCCACTGCGCCTCGGTCAGCGGCGGATGAGAAAGGTCGACATGGGTGAGGCCAAAGCGCGCCTTCGTCGGTACGGCCAGCATTGGATTGTCGACGGGAGCGTCCTGCCCGCCACTGGAATAGTACGCCGTGACAAGCGGCACGGTGACGACGCCAGTGTGATTGCCGCCTGCGGTCGGCGGCGGCGCGGGCACGCGAAGGTCACCACCGTTGCCAGCGTTGGTGCCGTAGAACTGTGTCAGATGCGCCGTCACGACCTGCTGTTGGGAGCCCTCATGCATGATCGTGGCGATCGGCTTGTCGACCGGTCGACCGATCGGCCCGCGGGCGCCGCCATTGTGCTGCGCAAGGTAAACCGCAGCTAAGCTGCCGCCGTTGCCGTCAGGTACGGGCGTCGGCATCGGTCGGTCGATTGGTAGCGATCGCGGCTCCTGGCCTTCCCGCTCGCCATAGCGCGGAACGAGGTAAGGCACGACAACTTGGTTCTGGTCACCATCTGACGCGGCGATGGTATGGATAGGCTCCGTGGCAGGGCGGTTACCGCCGCCGTGCTGGCCGCGAGAGACGAATGGCGCGAGCGCCGCAGCCGCAACTGTCTGCTGCGGCGATGTGGTCAGGCCCCCGAGCGGCTCCATGACCGATCGACCGGCCCGGTAGAATTCAGAGCCATCCTGTTTCAAGTCGCCGTTCTGCTGGGCAACGAAAGGCGCCATGGCGGTCTGCACCAAGCCGACAGGTGAGGCGCCGCCGGGACGCTTGATAAAGCTGTTCGCCGTTGCGGTCGGCGCTGGCTCGGTTACAGGCCGACCGACGCTATTCCCCCGGAAGATCGCGACGTGCGGCACGACAAGCCCGTGAGCGTCGCGAGATCTGGTAACGGTGCGCAGCGGCTCGTCGAGCGACTGACCGCGAAAGCCGTCTCCCTCATGATTCATAGTAGCGATGTAGGCATCGTCGCCGGCGTCGATGACGTGGCGCTTCACGCCTTTGGCCAGCCGGGCATGCGACTTCCGCGCCAGCGGTCGCACCACGCGCTTGCCGGTACGCTTTGTGTATTCCCGCCCTTCCTCCCGGGTCATGAAGATCGACGGGCAGTCGTCTTCGAAGTCGAGGATGTCGGCCGCGACCGGCCACGGCTGCAGCAGTCCGTCGCGCACAGCATCCGACTTCGGATCGCCATGCGTCGGCTCCGGGAACTGCACTTCCTCGCCGTCGCGTCGGAACACGAGGTAGAGCCGGTTGCGAATGGTCGGATCGCCTTGCGTGCAACTCTTTTCCTCGTGCCAGCCGGCCGAATAACCGAAGGCGCAAACCGCCTTGACGAACCGATGGAAGATTTCGCCGATGCGCGACAGGTCGCGCTGGTAGCCCTTGCCGTCGGCAGCGGGGATCAGCGGCGACCACTTCGAGAATGCAGGCACGTTTTCAAGGCAGATCAGCCAGGGTAATTGCCAAGGGTCCAGTTCCTTAAGCCACTTCACCAGCACCCACGCGAGGTCGCGCACAGATCGCGAGGTGATCGGACCACCCTTGGCCGGCGAGTGGTCACGGCAATCGGGCGAAAGCCACAGCAGTCCGAAATAGTCGTCGCCGATCAGCTCCTTCATCCGGACTTTCCACACATTGTGCGGAAGATGGATCGTCTCGCGATGGTTCTCACCATGCATCGCCAGCGCCGCCTCGTCGTGGTTGACGGCATAGGTCGGGGCCATAGGGTGGCCGAGCGGCAGCAGGCCCATCGCTTCGAGAATCTTGAGTGCCAGTTCTATTCCGAGACTGGCTCCGCCGCCGCCGGCAAAGCCGTCAGCGATCTTCACCTTTCGAGGGCCGTTCTTTGGTGGCGGTGCTACCGGCACTTTAATCCGCGGGCCGCGCATGCGCCCACGGGAAGGCAGGCACGGAAACTGCGACACCGCATCGCTAGTGGCGGCTTGGCCGAACAGATCGTGTGATGGAATAGCGTTCACGCCTCGCCCCCTGCCGGTTCCTTCCCTCTGTAGGGGCGAACAGTCGCAATCAGTTCGCGCCGCTTCGAGGCCGAAAAACCCGAATGAATGGCGACCTCGACAGAAGTGAGCCCCATTTCCTCAAGCAGAAGGATGCCTTCCACCTGCATGGCCTTCGGAAGCTGGCGGATCGCATCGGAAGTAACCGACCCCGGCATGCCGAAGCCCGGTCGCGAAGTCGTGCCGGTCATGACCGCGCCTCCAGATATGTGAGGCGGGTCGGCTCAATCGCGATGATGCCGGCCGTACCGAACAGGAATTCGTTGCGCCCGATGATCGTCCTGTCGCCGCTGTCTTCCTTCCTCCAGACGAGCTTGCTGCCGATCACGACGCCTGCCTCGCGCAGTTCCTGGTGAATGGCAGCCACGCTCGGATGCTTGCATTCAAAATCGATGACGTAAAAACGGCCGTCTGCGCCCAACTGCGCGGCCATTTGCAGGCGATAGATGTGGCGTTCAGACATGATCGCTGGTTCCTGTTTCAGTGCTCTTCCCGTGAAACATCGCCTCGCCTGCGGCCCTGTCCGGCGCCACGTAGAAGGCGCGGAAAGAGAGCTTCAGCCAGTCGCAGACGGCGATGACCTTGTGTGCAGCCACGTGCTGCCCGTTGCAGATGCGAGAGAGGTCGGTGGCGGTAACGCCGATCTCGTCGGCGCACACCCGCCAGCCTCGACCGTCGGCCTCGAGGCGCGCCCGCAGATGACGGCCCAACTCCAGATATTGATAGGCCGCGCGGTCACCCATGGCCCTGTCCCTTCCTGAAAAAGAGTTCGGGCGCCTCGCCCATCCATGTTGCCAGAGCGAAGAATTCATCCTCACCCGGATTGCGACCTCGGGCGGCCCGCTCGACCGCTTCGCGCGCGACGCCGGCTTCCTGGGCGACGATGTGCGGCGTCAAACCGCGATGAATGCGCCGAGCCTCGAGAAACAGCGCGAAGACATCGAACTTGATATTGCCGGGATCGAAATTGACGTCTGCCGCAGTCATAGCCGCACCAGCCGTTTGACTTGCCGAGGCTGGTCACCTTCGCGGTAATTCACCAGGACCGGCGGTACGTAGATCAGCTTGCGGTCGGCACGATCAGGGCCGCAGGCTTGGTGTCGCACATGTCCGGCGCGCAGGTGCACGGGCATATGCCGACCCGTCGAACCAGAGACCGCTCGGCCGCGCCGATCGAAGATCGTGCCAATCCGGATGACGGTGTGCGACGGGATTGCTACACGTCCGCGCTTGATACGCTGGGCATTGAGCGCGGCAGGATCGATAACTTGCTTGTCGATGCCGGCGGTATTGAGCATCAACAGTGCCACTGTCACCGCAAGGATAATGGCTCCGCCTTCTTCCGCATCGCGATATCGGGTGATCGAGATGCCGTTCAGTTCATGTAGGGAAACAACGGCACGGCTTTCAGAGACATCGGCGAGACGCTCGCGATAGAGCGCAGCGCAGTAAGCCCGAATGCGGTCGCCAGCTTCATCCAGCAGAACGAAGCGGCGCACATTCTCCTCAACGGAGAACTCAACCAGCAGCGGCGCATAGGGAAGCCGAGCAATCCCAGCTTCCACCATGGCGAGGACAGAATCTTGCACGTCACGTCGATCCATGATCCCGACGATCTCGCGCGATATCGAATAGCAGGGAGCCTGCTGCATAGCGGCGACCAAAGGGTCGCCCTCGCAAAGCTCGGCCAGCACGTGCAGCTTGGTCGCGATCATTCCGCCGCCTCCGCATTCGCGAAGGCCTCGGCTTCGATCAGATCGAACAGCGTCGGGCCATCATTGCCGCCCGCCGCTTCGCGCGCATAGGTTACGCCGTCCCGCCAGTAATCGGCGCTCAGCTCGATGCCGATCGCCTTCCTGCCCATGCGCAGCGCGCAGTAGGGAACGGTCATGATGCCGCCGAACGGGTCGAGCACCGTCTCGCCCGGCATCGAATAGTCCTCGATCGCCCGCTCGACGATGTCGAACTGCAGCGGACAAAGGTGCATTTCCCTGCCCTTCCGCTGCTGCAGCATGTTCAGCGTGCGCATGCGCGCAACATCCGTACGGATTGCAGGATGGTTGCTATGCGGCGGCGCGATCATGAAGGTCGGCGGCAGGCGTCCGGCTTCGTCGAGTTGCTCACAGAACTCGACATGGATCGCATGGTCGTAGATGTTGCGTTCGCACCACGCCTTCCAGCCACGATAGATCATCTTCGCGTCGAGCTTGATCAGCCGGGTCAGTTCTTCCGGCAGCAGCGGCCGGTTGCCGCTGGAGCGCCACACGCCATGGGCGTCGAGTTGCCAGCGCCCGCGCGAATAGCCGGTGCCCGGGATCGCACGGATCCTCTTGCTGTCATAGTCGTCATCACCAGGGACAACCGGCTTGCCCGAAATCACAGTGACGAAATCGGGCTTGGGTTTGACCACCGGAACATCCGCGTAACCGCGGCTGCGGTCCGTCTGCGGCTTGCGGAATTCCAGCGTGTACTCCGGCATGCCGTGGCCCATCCGGGTGCCATCCTTGCATTGCTCGGTCCAGCCCAGCCGGTAGGTCTGATTGTTCTCGCGCACCACATCGGTGCCGATCGTCACCCGGCCGAGGTAGGCGAAACCATGGCCGCGGAAGTGCGCCACGCAATCATCGGAGAACGGGGACACGGTCTGGAAACCCATGCCCTTGATGCCACCCGGCACGATCCTGTCCTTGACATGGATGATCGCTCTCCGGCCGGGCTTCAGGATGCGCAACAGCTCCGGTACCAGAAAGTCCATCTGCTGCCAGAAGTGCGCATCGTCGTCGGTGTGCCCGAGGTCGTGATAGGACGGCGAGTATTCGTATTGCGTTCCGAACGGGACCGAGGAGACGATCAGGTCGATGCTGTCGCTCTCCATCTCGCGCGTCTCGAGAATTGCGTCGTTGTTGATGACGCGCCAGCCTGGGCCGCTCTCTTCCTGCCGCAGCACACCCATAGATCGACGCATCGTTTCCGCGAGCGCCAGGTTGGAAAGTCCATAACGACGCACGATCGCCGCCATGCGAGCCGCCTGCGCCTCGAAGTTGCGCCAGGACCGTTCGATCTTTTCACGGATCGGCCGCTCGGCTTCCGTGTAGATCAGGTCGGCGCGCACCTGGTGCGTTTGGCCGAAGCGTTGGGTCCGAAAGAGCGACTGGTAGAAGTCGTGGAAATTGAAGCCGATGCCGAGATAGATGTTCCACCAGCAGAACGCCTGGAAATTGCAGCCGGAGCCGTTCAGCGTCGGCTTGGTACCGAGCTCCGCGAACTTCCCTTCCGCGAAGTCGACGACACGATCTTCGCGTTGTTTGAAATCCTGGTTGCCCCAGACTGTAAGAGCCGTCGGTACCGCCTTTTCGATGGCACGGCGCTCGTCTTCCAGGTCATGCCAGAGGATGCGGTGCGCGCTGGGATCCTCGGCCCGGATTTCCATCATCTTGGCGACGCGGGCATCGAGGCTGCGCTTTTTTTCGCGCGAGGCATCAACGACGCCATGTGCGGCATCCGCAAACATGCGCCCTTGCCCGTCGCGCTCGCTACCCGCCGAGGAATGGTCGGAAGGGATTTCATGCCAGCGGATGTCCATCGGCGGCAGGTCGTAGCCCTCGTCCGAGAAGCCAAGATCGGACGGTTTCTGGACGAACAGCGCCCAGCTCGACACCCACAGCCAGAATTCCTCTTCCTTGTGCGGGTGCAGGGTGAGCTTGTCGGCCTTGCTCGAATCTCGCTTGAAGAACCTGGTCTTCGCCTCGCCAACATCCATCACGCCCAGGAATGCGGCATAAGCCAGCAATTCGACATATTCGTTAGGGTCGGGGATCGCCGTCGCCACGAAACGGAACGGAATGCCATCGGTCTTGACGCCGGCGGCCCGATCGTCGCCGGCGGCCTGGGCCATGAACTCGCGAAAAGTCTTGGAGCCGCCGAACCCGCGTAGGCATGCGGCTTCGTCGAGCGACAGGAACGTGAAGAGGCTCATGTCGAGCTTGCCCTCACGCACCGTCTCATAGTTGGTGACGTAGAGAAGCTTATCGCCCGACCCCGTCGTGTTAGGCGCCTCCATCTGGTCGGTGCGGTTGATGAACTTCAGCCGAAGACCCGGATGATATTTCTTCTGTTCGAGAAAGAACTCGTATTTGACGCCAAGCGGCGCAACGATCAGGCCATGGCCGCCGGCATGCATCATGCACTGGCGGCCGATCTCCAGCTGCGTCGACGTTTTGTGCAGGCCGAAGCGCAGGAACAACGCACGGCGGCCGCCTTGGCACGCCCAAGGCACGATCGCCTGCGTCATCGGTTTAAGGATCGGATTGACGGTCTCCGGTAGAACGTCGAAGCCGAGCACTGGCGCGACCCGCACCTTTGCGTTGAGAAACTCCTGGTAGTCGGGATGGATGGTCATTCACCCCTCCGATCGGAGGGTTCACACGGTGCATGTTTGCCGCCGCCGTAGACGTACTCTTTCCAAGGCGTCCAGCACCAATTGCCGTCGCGGTTGCGAAGGAAGCCCCACTTGCGTCGAACCGCGCCCTGCCAGACGATGGTAACGACCTTGCCGGGTCGGCCGTCAGCGCGTCCTATCACTCGGTGCATGTGCTCGGCTGGCCTGAAAGACCAGCGCCAAGCTGGAACGACATGAACGCTCGCCGAGTAATTCAGCGCACGAGGCGTCCAAGCGTCAAAGTCCCGCTCATCCAACTTCTTTGTGAGGATCTCTTCGGCATAGGCGACGAGCGGAAAGGTCCAAAAATCCCAAGAATGATCATGGCAATCCGGATCGGCGTCGCCGCGGTGGAATATGTGGAGGCGCAGGCGGCCACACCAGATCCTCGTCAGATACGGCGTCGAGTGTTCACCGTCGACGCCATAGATCGTACTTGTGCCGATGAACGGAACCGCGCTCATGGACGAGGCTCCTGACGGCTACTCCGGATGTGACGGGTGCAGAAACGTTGCTGACCTGTATCGTCATAAGCGCGCTCGGCACCACACACCGGCATCATCGGACCATCCACTCCATAGGGATCGCCCACGAAATGAAGGCAGCGGCCGGCGAACATCGCGTCGACGAAGGTCATCGGGAGCGTCGCCGGCAGGTTCGGAACCTCGACGATCGGCGCAGAAGCAACCGGGGTCGCGACCGGCGAAGTCGCGCCCCCGGGACGGCTGCGGCGGCTTGGGAGTTTCGCGCGAGCCGGTTTTGGTTTGGCCGTCTTGGTGGGCCGATGCAGGCGGCTCCTGGCGTTGGCCAGGATAATCTTGTCGCGCTCCATCTTGCCGATCACGGCATTGCGGCTGCGGCCATTGCCGAGGCGCGCGGCGATCTGGGACGCGGTGAGCCCCTTAGCTGCCAACAGCTTCAGCACGTCGAGTTCTTCCGAAGTCCAAGCGGCACTCATGCCTGCCCCGCAGAGATCTTCGCCATCTGACGCCGACGGCGCGCGCATTCGCGCTCACCCTGGTGCGGATGATATTTCGACACGCTCCGATAGCCGCGCGTGCGCTGAAAGTGCGGAACGCGAGGAAGCAGAGGCATTTCCAAGAGAGGCTGAAGCGCAGCCATCAGACCGAATCGGATACCGGCGAGGCGCATCAGGCTGCTCCCCCCTTGCCCGCCCGCAAGACCGCAACACCGCCAGCCGCCTTGGCACTGGCCAGGACATCGTCGAGGCGATCGGCGACCGTACGCACGGAAGAATTGATCTTCTGGAGATCGTTCACTTCGTTGATCGAATAAAAGCCGTCCGCGCCGGCTTGAGCCGTACGAGCCATCAATCCGGACACCTGACCGACAAGTTCGGCCACTTGCGTCGACAGGCAGGCGATCTCGGTTTCACGCTGATCGGGTGCCGACAGCGTGTAGCCAGCAAAATCGGCCATGATCTTGGTAACCAAGGGCCGGCCGCAATCGTCCTCGAGGATCATGACGCAATTGACCGGCATCAGGTCAGCATCGGTCGGGCTGCGCCAGCGGCCCACCTGGCTCTTCGACATGGAAGTCAATTCCGTGACGCGCTCTATCGTGCCGCAGGCCTCGATCAGATCGCGCTGCGCTGCGCGGAGCCGGTAGAACCAGCGGTCAGTGAATTCAGGCATGGCAACCTCGCGACAAAAGCTTTCCCGCGCCGGGAAAACCCGACGTGTTTTCCCGTAGCGGGAAGGATCAGAAAGGAGTTCAACTCACGGGCATGGAAACCCGCATTCACATCACCGCATCATGGCGGCCCATGGCACCGGGAGAGCACCACGAGGCATGCTCTCCCGGCCCTATCATCATGGTGGGCGGCGAGCTGATCTGCTCCTACGGCGCAAGCGCCGTTCCGCAACCGGTGCAGGGGGCCTTGCGAGCCGTACCTGACCGCCCTCTTCGCTCTCAGGGTATGCGTGAAAATCCGCATGTCAGTGCTCCCGCTCAAGCCGCCGAGTTGCGGCTTCCAGAAACACAGTCAGGCAACGGAGAAGACGATGACCATTCCGAGCGCAGAAACGCGCGCACTCTTGGAAGAGATCAGGGCGAACCTTTTCAAGGAGGCCTTCATAGAGTTTGCCGTACAGGTCAGGCGACGCGACCGCAAGAGCTTCGAGGCTGCGGCTGCCAGCGTCCTTCGCGCAGTCGAAAAGCTTCCGGTCAAGCATCTCTCGCCGCCGGCGGACGTGAAGGCTGCAACGATCGACCTCAAACTGGTGCAGGAGCAAGGCCTCAGCGGCGCGCTCGCGGATTTCAACGACGCGGTGCACAAGATCGGCCACCGTTTGAGCTGACATCCGATAGCGATCGGCAAGAAAGCTCCAATCGGCACGGTCGCCAGCATTCGACCATCTCGTTACGACCCTGCCCCCAAGCAATCGAAACCGCCGCATGCGAACGCGATCCAGATCACGTCGCGAATGGCCAGTCACGAAAGCGCAGAAGGCGTCGTCGAGGCGCCGGGTCAAAGGACGCTTCATTCGGCAGCCTCCAGCTTTGCTGTCGGAAGTTCGACAGGCTCGGGGCCGTAGATGTCGGGCCGAATACGATATCGGGAAATACCGGTGAGCCGCTCGAAATCGAGAACACGAGCAGGCGGAACCTGCTTCCACGAATAGAAGGCTTGATGGCGAATGCCCAGCCCTTCGGCGAGCTTGCCTAGCCCTCCAACCTTTTCTGCACCCTGTTCAACGAGGTCGATCATGATCGCCATTGGTAAGCGATACCTACCTACATTGTCAAGTGAGGAGGTAGGTGCAAAAAAAGTAAGCGATAATTACAATTACCGCATGAGCGTCCAGAGCATCGATACATTGGGTGAGCGCATCAGATACGCGCGTGAAGCGGCGAAGCTGACGCAGAACGATATCGCCACCTTCTTCAACATCTCACGCGTTTCCGTGACGCAGTGGGAAAAGAACACCACGAAACCCGACATGAACAAGATCGGGAACCTAGCCGAACTGCTGCACACCACAGTGGACTGGCTGATTGAGCGCAAGGGCTTTCCCCCGATGGCGGTTGACGCGAAGGCGATCATCAAGCCACCTCAGAAGACCATGGCCATTCCCGGGAAGGAACTTGTCGGCGAAAAAGATATGCCCATCTACGCCGCCGCCATGGGCGGCGACGGTCATCTGCTCGTTTCGTTTGAAGCTATCGATTATTACAAGCGTCCGGCGGTTCTGCAGAATGTTCGTGGAGGCTACGGGATCCTGATCAAGGGAGACTCAATGGTCCCCGCCTATCGCGAGGGCGATACCGCTTTAATCAATCCACACCTTCCGCCGTCACGCGACAGCGATGTCATCCTTTACCACACCCCACCGAAAGAGATGGGCGAAGAGCAGGCGATCATAAAGCGCCTAGTCGGCATCAGCGATCGCCATTGGAAGCTGCAACAATACAACCCTGCCAAGGAATTTACCGAAGAACGCGTCGACTGGCCCGTTTGCCATCGCGTTGTCGGAAAGTACAACGCCCGTTAGCAAGCCATCGCAACGCCCTCTTCCACGTCGGGCAACTCGCCCCACGCACCGAGGATCTTCGCATCTTCCCACTCGCCGGTTGCCGGATCGCCTCTCCGGCTAAACGCGATGGCGGCTCGATAGTCTCCGGCGATCCGCCGCGCCAGTGCGCACGCATGCTCGCCGCTTTCTGCCTGGATCGGAGCCTCCGTTACGATCGCCCCCATACGTGTTGTCGTGTACGCCTGCACAACGAAGTAGGTCAGCATGGCCTGTCCCTCCTCTTTACCCCAACTGCCTCACCATGACAGTCGCATAAGAACAAAACAAGATCAAAATTGATTCGTGCCAATAGGCCAGAGAGACAACGGGTGTAGGCAAGGAGCGCGCTTACCTACACGGCCGCTTGACAATGTAGGTAGGTATAACTTACCTTCCTCTCCATCGCATCAGCCGATGGAGCTCTTCCCGTGTCTCTCACCATTCAGTCGCAAGCCAGCCAAAGCAGCTCGAGGTGCGTACCGCCTCCCACGGTCCACCTCGGCTTTTTCGAAGGCGAGAACAAGATCCGCAGCCGCGGCTACGATGAAGCATACGGCGTCCTGCAAACCGTTCTCTCGCTAATCACCATCATCTTCGCCCTTTTCGGCGCAGCGCTGATCCTCGAGGTGCTGTGATGGCCAATGCATGACGTTTCTTTCCATCGCCGCAGTTCCAACCAGCTGCGCCCGATCATGCCGGAAGATGGCGTCGAGGTTCATCCCCGTTGCCGTGAAATGGCGGATTTGATGCGCGAAGGCGTCACCCAATTCCGAGCACTGCTCGGCGCCGGCTTCACCTATGAGGAAATCAGCCTCCATCGCGACCGTGCCGTCACCCTGGCAACGCAGGAAAGCACGCGCCATGTCGACGAGCGGCCCGACATGCTGGAAGACATCATCGCCAAGGCGCGGGAAGCCATCACCAGCCGGCCGCCGCTTCCGCGCGGTATGAGGGAAACGCAGGTCACCACCATCCTGTGGGGACGATATTGCGTAGCGTGCGCAGCGCATAAGCTCGACCCTTGGCCGGCGCAGCGGGAACGCTGCCTTTCGATCCTTGCTCAATATCTTGGCCATTCCGAGCTGTTCGACCACAGCAAGCGCGCCGTGCTGCTGGCAGTCGAAGAGAAGATGCCCGGGGGTACGCAGTGAACGCGCATCCTCGGCAGACGGCGTTCAAGGTGCCGACCGTCCCTTCATTCATCCAGGACGGCACTGTCGTCGACCTGGTCAACATCACCCCAGCAGATATCGACTTCGCCGCCATGGCCGCAGGTCTCGCAAAGATCGTGCGCTTCAACGGCAGCTTTCGCGGGCTGGCCTATTCCGACGCCCAGCACTGCGTCATGGGCGCGGACGCGATGATGAACGAAACCGGCGATCAGGTGCTTGCCGGCTATTTCCTTTTGCATGACGGCCACGAATATCTGCTTGGCGATTGGTCGAAGCCATCTGTCGACGCCATACTGCACCATCTGCTTGCCTATGTCGGCAAGGATGACAAGACGGCAGGACTGAAGCAATTCATCCGCGAGGCCTACCGGCGCGCGATTTCTGACGCCAAAGCGCACATCGACCGCGCCATCTTTGCAGCGGCCCGCATTCCCAACCTCGCGAGCATGCCGGCGACGGTCGCGCAGGTGAAGGATATGGACACGCGCATGTTGCGCGCCGAAGCACTTGCCCTCTACGGCCAGAATGCCGCGCGGCACCTTCCCGCCGCAGACCGCCCCGCACCCAAGCTCGATGCCTCGATTAAGCCTTGGGGTGCCATGAAGGCCGAAGAGGCCTTTATCGATCGCCTGCAGCGCTATCTCGGCATTCGTACGAGGCTGGCATGAGCAAGAGCAAGACGGCCCCCTTCCGCGTTCATTTCGCAGACGGCGAGAAGGTCGATGTGCAGGCCGCATCGGTCGACGCCGCGAGAAAGCAGGCGGTCAAGCAGCATCCGACCGGCGACAGCATCGTGACCAAAATCAAACTCATCCGGAGGCAATCATGACCGCCCTGGAGATGATGATCGCCACCCGCGCCCGCCTTGATACCGGCGAGCCGCTCCGCCTGCTGATCGGGCACACGCTGCACCGCGCGTCCGAGATTGTGCCCGCACCCAAATTCCTTGCCGACCTTCGCACTGCCATCGCCTGCGATCTGGACGAACAGATCGCCGCTCTCACCGAAACCGAAAGGCTGTCGTCGTGAACGACCTGTCCGAATTCATCATGAGGCATCCGGTCCTTTCGGCCTGGATAGCCTGGAGCGTCTTGATCGTCTTTAGCGCCTGCGCGGCCGCACTCATCGTGAGGGCGCGCTGATGGCTTCGCTCAATAAGGTGCAACTCATGGGCCGCCTCGGTGCGGACCCGGAAATCAGAAGGCTGAACAGCGGTGACGTTTGCGTCAACCTTCGCATAGCCACTTCCGAGACCTGGCGCGACAAGAACAGCGGCGAACGCAAGGAGCGGGTCGAGTGGCACCAGGTGGTAATTTTCAATCAGCCACTCGCCAAGATCGCCGAGCAATACCTCAAGAAGGGTCATCTGGTCTTTGTCGAGGGCATGCTGTGTACCCGTAAGTGGCAGGACCAGAACGGCCAGGATCGCTACAGCGTCGAAGTCGTCCTCAAGGCGTTTAACGGCGAGCTAATCCTGATGCCGAATGGCGAGCGCAGAGGCCCCTCCGGCCCTGATGATTACGGCCAACAATCCAACCGATCCGATCAGCGCCAGTCCCAGTCTCAGCAGTCGCCGGGTATGCGCGAACTCGATGACGAAATCCCCTTCTAACCCTCAGAGGATCCTATGAAACGCATTCGCGATGCACAGACGATTATCGGCATGCTGGAAGGCGGCGAAGTCGCCGCCGCACTCGGCACCGAAATCACCGAAACGCTGGCCAAACTGAAGGAGCTTGCCGGCGATCGCCCCAAGTCCAAGGTCAAGGGCAGCGTCTCGCTGAAGATCAACCTCGAGGTTGAGGCCGGCACAGCCACCATCACCTGCGACATAGATTCGAAGCGTCCGAAGCCGGTGCGCGGTTCGTCCTTCTACTGGGTAATGGACGATGGCTCGCTCTCCACCGAACACCCTCAGCAAACCGACATGTTCGCCGGACCGCGCGAAGCACGCGGCCAGGCCTGATCTCTCCAACCTCGAAAGGATACCCCAGATGCCCAAGGAAGCAGAATTGAATTCCACGGCAGGCGAAGCGCTGCTGTCTAACCTTTCCTCTCCGTTTGACATCGACCTTCAGGTCGCCGCCGACCTTGGCGCTAAAGCCAAGGGTATCGAGATCGTCCTGCTTACGGCACCGGATGGAATGAAGGGCGTTCCGGCAAATATACCGGTCGCGCTGCGCCGCGGTGAGGCCCCGAGCGTCGAGAGCATCGCACACCTGTTCTCGTCTTATCGGACGCATCCGGAGCGAAAGTCCGGCCAGGCGCATGCCCTAACCTTCGAAACCTTCTGCGAACTGACCGGCCGGCACAAGACCGAGCACAGTGCGATCTTCGCCAACACCGACTGGAAGAAGCCCGCGTTCACCGCCGTGATCGACTACCACGAGAAAGCTACGGCCGGCCGCGCCGACAACGGCAAGCACCGCGTGCACTACGCCTTCCCGCTGTCGGAGGAATGGCAAGCGTGGGTCAACCAGGACGGCAAGCCCATGAAGCAGGAGGAGTTTGCCTGGTTCCTCGAAGATCGCGTCGCCGAACTGTCCAGCCCGACCGATCATGAGAAGGTCACATATAGCGACCAGTTCGCCACGACCGTGGCAACGCCGGCACAGGTCGTGGAACTTTCGCGCGGGCTGAGGGTGCACATCGATACCAAGGTCAAGGCGTCGACGACGCTGCAATCCGGCGAAGGCCAGATCGCCTGGGAAGAAACCCACAACGGCGATGATGGCAAGCCGATCAAGGTCCCCGGCCTGTTCCTTCTCTACATCGCCCCGTTCTTCATGGGCGAGAAGGTGCGCATTCCGGTGCGCCTACGCTACCGGGTGAAGGATGGCCAAACGGTCTGGTTCTACCAGATTTATCGCCCCGACATCGCCATCACCGAGCATCTGCGTGCGCATATGCTCACGGCCAAGAACATCCTCGAATTGCCGGTGTTCGAAGGCTCACCGGAGATGAGCGCGTGAGCGGCCCCTCCGTTTTCACTGTCGCGCGGGAGGCTTTGCTTCCCGCGCTACAGGCGGCACGCGCCGCCGTCGAGAGGCGCACCACTATTCCCGTGCTGGCGAACCTGCTCGTCGAGGCCAGAGACGGCCGTCTGTCGCTCACTGGCACCAATCTCGACCTCGAGGTCACCGCCTCCTGTCCAGCTGAAGGCAAGCTACCAGCTATGACAGTGCCGGCCGGGCTGTTCGTCGACGCGGTGCGCAAATTGCCGGAAGGCGTTTCGGTGCGCGTCGAGGCGGATGCCCAGTTCGCAACGATCTCGGCCGCGCGTTCGAAATTCCGGCTGCCCATCCTACCGGCTGCCGACTTCCATCTCATGGCGACAGGCGACCTGCCCAATCAATTTGAGATGGATGGCGCTGATATCGACCGGATCCTCGGCGCTGTCACTTTCGCAATTTCGTCGGAAGAGACCCGCTATTACCTGAATGGAATTCATTTTCACCAGAGCGAGCGCGACGGCGAGAAGAAGTTGGTTGCGGTGGCGACGGACGGACATCGTCTCTCTGTCGTCGACCTGCCGCTGCCGGAAGGAGCCGACGGCATGCCGGGCATCATCCTTCCCCGCGCCACCTGCGGCTTGCTGAAAGGGTTCGGCGGCAAAGGCAAGGTCAGCATCGGCCTCTCCGCCACCAAGATCAGGTTCGAGGCCGACGCCGCGGACGGCTTCGGCACGACGATCGTCTCCAAACTGATAGACGGCACCTTTCCGGACTATCGCCGTGTCGTGCCGCCGCGATATGCGAACACCTTCAGCCTCGATTGCGAGCAGTTCTCCACCGCGGTTGACCGCGTTGTCACCATTTCGGCCGGAGCCAAGGGCAGCGCGGTCAAATTCACCTTTGACACCGACACCCTAGTCCTGCTGGCCAACAACCCGGATGTCGGCACTGCCGAGGACTCTGTTTCTGTCAGCGACGCCACAGGCGACAAGGTCGAGATCGGCTTCAACGGCCGCTACTGCCTCGACATGCTCCAGGCCTGCCCATCCGAGCGCGTGAAGGTCTACCTGGGCGATCCCGGCTCGCCCGCACGCATCGAACCCGAAGGCCAAGACGACCAGGTCTTCGTCATCATGCCGATGAGGGTCTGAACATGGCCAAGGATGTGATCCAAGTCGACATCGGCGCGGCCTTGCAGGCCATACAGACGTCGCCAGAGTTAGCCGGGATGATCAACGAATTGATCGCGCCGACCGTTGCCAAGCAGATGGAAGCCGACGCGCAAGAGATCGACCGGCTGCGCATTCGTGTCAACGACCTGCTGGTAGCAAACAACCGCTATCAGCAGGAAGGCCGCGATGCTCGTGCCCAACTGAAGAGGCGCTTCGACCTTGCCGCCCACCTTGCTCACCAACGGGCATGGTCGGCAAAAACATTCGGCCCCGGCCCCCGGACCAGGGGCGTGCTTGATCACATCCGCAAGGAACTCGCCGAGATCGAAGCCGACCCCGCCGACGTTAAGGAATGGGTTGATGTGATCATCCTTGCTTTCGATGGCGCCTGGCGCGCTGGATGGGAGCCGGATGCCATCGTTGCTGCGATCGTTGACAAGCAAGCCCGCAATGAAAAGCGGCAATGGCCCGATTGGCGCACAGCCGATCCCGACAAGGCGATCGAGCATGTGCGTCATGGCCGCGACCAAGAGGCGGGAAGCGCCGCACAAGCGATGCCGGAAGGCACTCCCTGCGGATGCGCGAGCAGCCAAGACCAGGTCGCGGTCTCTATTTCCGAACTCCTCGATCGCGGCATGGACGAACGCCTGCGACAGGTGATTGAGTTAGCTGTGGGCGATTGCCTGCCGGAAGGGTCCAAGGATCGGATCACTCGCGAGGAAGCCTGGGCAATCGGTTATGGCGAGCCCTGTCCCTGCGGTGAACGTGGAATGGCACCGTGGGAAACCAGCGACGGTGATATGTGCACCGAGTGCCGGGAAGCTCAAGAGGAGGCCGGCCATGGCTGACGGCACCCACATTGAATGGACCGACGCGACGTGGAACCCGATCACAGGGTGCGACATCGTCTCGGCGGGCTGCAAAATCTGCTACGCCATGAAACTGGCCGGCACGCGGCTGCGGCATCATCCCAGCCGTGCCGGCCTGACCAAGGACACCAAGGCCGGACCTGTCTGGACAGGCGAAGTTCGCTTCAATGACGAGTGGGTGGACCAGCCGCTACGCTGGAAGAAACCGCGGCGCATCTTCGTCTGCGCGCACGGCGACCTGTTCGCCGAGAATGTGCCGGACGAATGGATCGATCGCGTTTTCGCCGTCATGGCACTGGCACCACAGCACACCTTCCAGGTTTTGACGAAGCGCGCTGCCCGCATGCGGATGTATCTGACCGAGCGCGACGCAAGACAGCGCTGGCGCAAAGATGCAGTCGAAGTAGCAGGCATGAACATGGTGATGGATGGCACGGTCGCCCAAGCACGCGTCACCACTTGGCCGCTACCAAACGTCTGGCTTGGCGTCTCGGCCGAGGACCAAAAGCGCGCCGACGAACGGGTTCCCGATCTGCTCTACACCCCGGCGGCAATTCGCTTCGTCTCAGCCGAACCCCTATTGGGCCCGATCGACTTCAGGCGAATTTCGGTTAACCATCCGACCTATTGTGGCGTTCTAGCCCACCTCGATGCACTGACCGGCCAAATGTTCGATCTTGGCGGCACACCGATCGATGGCCTAGCCGGACGCACAAGGCTCCATCAAATCATAGTCGGTGGCGAGAGCGGTGCGAATGCGCGGCCGATGCATCCTGCTTGGCCGAGCGCGATCCACAATCATTGCTCGGCTGCCGGTACCGCCTTCTTCTTCAAGCAATGGGGGCTGTGGGGACCGTCTGAACCTCGAGCGGGATCGCACGAGCAGTTCGCCCTGGCGATCGACGGTACCCTCTATCGTTCGGTTGACCTGGCCTATCCGGACGGCGCTCGCCGTGCCGCCGCTATCCGTGCGGGTCACGACCAGGCCCAGTTCCATGCCATGTATCGCGTCGGCAAGAGATTGTCGGGCCGGATCCTCGATGGAGTTGAATACAGCGAACAGCCACAGGTGAGGTCATGAAATACGACGCACCCGGACTGATCTGTTCAGCTGCTGACGCAATTCGGCGCAAGGATCCTGGCAGCGCATATGCCCTCTATGAGTTGGCCAGCAATCTCCAAAAACTCATGCGCGGCAAAGCCAGTCTTGAAGAATGGAAGCGCTGTTACGCTGACCTAGGACCGGATGTCGACGCCGACGAAAGGATGCCAGGATGATCGAACTTCCCAAACTGGCCATTTCCATTCGCCAGCCGTGGACGCATGCCATCGCTCAGGGATGGAAGCCCGTTGAAAACCGCGTCTGGTACACGAATGTACGCGGCCCAATCTGCCTCCATGCCAGCCGCTTCCACAAGGCGAGTTGGGAAGATGACGTCGCCGGCTACCGCGACCTGATCGAAGAATGCGAAATCGCAGGCGCTCAGCTGCCTGATCGGGAAGAACTAGCCTTCGGCTGCATCATAGGCACGGCAGAAATCGTCGCCTGCGTGTCGGAACACCCCTCGCCCTGGTTCGTCGGACCATATGCCATGGTCCTCGCCAACGCCCGGCCGCTCGCCGAGCCGATACCTATCATCGGCAAGCTCGGTTTTTTCGAATGGCGCGGCCGCGAGCCCAAGATGAAGGAAGATCCTGTCGCGGCCGTGCCCGCCCCACCAGCCCAAGGGAGCCTCTTTTGAGCGCATTCGGCCATATCTTCCGCTGGGATCGTCACGGCCGCAAAGGACAGGCCTGCAGCCTGCTCGCCCGAAGCCGGCGCTCACAGCCGTACTGTGGCCCGGAACTGGCCTTCGGCTCGGCCGAGGCGAAGAACTTCAATTCGATCCTGGTCGAATTCGCAGACGGCTATCGCCTCGTCACCAGCGGCAACAGCATTCGGAGAGCGCGGCCGTGAAGCACGACACTTCTCTTGTGGCGATGACCGTACCGCGGATCACCCTGTCTCTCGCAAAAGTGGCAATCGCCCTCGATCTCAGCCCGAACATGGTTCTTCAGCTTGTCAGAGAGCATCGTCTGCCTAAGCCGAAGACGTGCGGCCGCCGAAAGTTGTGGCGCGTCTCCGAAATTGAGGCTTATGTTGCCGGCTGGGACGAAGAAGACGCGGAAGACAGCGGAGAGGACGTCGGCGGCACCGATAGCAGGTGGGAAGCCGACTGATGCAGGAAGTGGCGACGATCGATCTCCCCTACATCGAGAAGAACAAGTCGCGCCACGGCCGATACCGATACTATTTCCGCTATGAGGGTGTTCGCGTCTGCCGCCTGCCCGACGATCCCGACAGCGAAGAGTTCTCAAAGGCCTACTGGATCGAGCGGAAGAAGATTGACGGCGGCGAAATGCCGAAGCCGGCGCCAAAGCCTGTCCTGCCTGGTCACCCACAGCCGAACACGTTCCGCTGGCTATGCATGCACTACAAACTGAGTGCTGCATTTACGACGCTCGATGCGACGACGCAGTCGAAGCGCAGCCAGATCATCGAATCCATGATGCTCGAGCCGGTGAAGCTGGGCGGCAGCGATCTGTTCGCCGACATGCCGATTCGCTCGCTCCATGTCGGAAACATCGAAAAACTGCGCGACCGCAAGAAGGATACCCCTTTCGCTGCCGATGAACGGCTGAAGATACTCCGCCAGGTGTTCGAAACCAAACGAAACAACCGGCAGGGCCTTCCGCAAAAGATCGTCAGGGTCAATCTGGCGCTGCTGGTCAAACCCTTCCGCAAGAAAACCGAAGGCCACCATACCATCAGCGGTGAAGAGATCCGGCAATTCGTCACGCATCACGGCATCGATTCGAAGGCGGTCCTCGGTCTCGCCCTCCTGATGTACATCGGCTTTCGTATCTCCGACCTTCAGGCGATCGGTCCTCGCCACCGCCGCGGCGACCGATTCGTTTTCCGTGTCTTCAAAGGCAGGAACAAGCATCCGAAGACGCTTGACATCCTGATCCATCCGATTCTCGACAGGATCCTCGGGCGCCACAAATTCAGCGGCCTGTTCTATCTCATGACCGAATACGGCAAGCCCTATTCGATCAAGGGCCTGTCGAAGCGCGTTTCGGAATGGTTCAACCAGGCAGGCCTGACCCACTGCACCGCTCACTCGGTGCGCAAGGGCCTTGCCACGAACATCGCCGAGAACGAGGCGACAGACCTCATGCTGAACAACATGTTCGGCTGGAACAACGACAAGACGTCCCGAATCTACACCGCTCAGGCTCAACAAGCGAAGCTCGCCAGGCAGGCAGTTTCGCGCATCGACTGGGGGGAAATCGGGAACCTATTGCCACACCTTGAGGAAGACGGTTCGGTTCCGACTGCCACACCTGACCAAATTGTGTTGAAAAAACAATCTGGTGGAACGCCTTAAGAAGGGAATTGGAGGCCTCGCCCGGAATCGAACCGGGGTGCAAGGATTTGCAGTCCTCTGCGTAACCACTCCGCCACGAGGCCTCATTGCTCCCGGCGTTCCACGGCGCTTCAATAGGTTGGGCCGTTTGGGCAGTCAAGGACACAAGCCTTATTCCGCAGACAATTCCCTAACCTATTGTGAATGACGCCCGAGACTGGGACACAATTGGTGTGCAGGGGATCGCCTACGAACGACGGCGCCGCTCCCACCAAACCACGAAACGACGGCGATGACGTCGAATCATCGCGAACTCGTAGGAAAGCACCAGGAAGCCGACTGGCAGCATCCACAGGCCGAGAACAGGCAGGAACCACAGGACGCCGCCAAACAGGAACGCCACGCCAATGGCGATACGCAATGCGCGCGAACGCGGCAATGCGAACTCCCGCCCGAACGCGGAGATCTTGTGCTTTCGTTTGCGAGGCTCGCTTTCTGCGCTCATGCCTTGCACCGTTCCGTCCAT